CCATATAGCCACACTATCGGCACCGGGCCGGGGGGCGGGGGACGGGGGGGACCCTATGTGTTGTGCGCGACCCGGCGGCACTACACACTAATCTGCACAAATAACCACAGAATTTTGACAGCGAAGAGGGGGGTACCCCTTTTTGGGTCCCTACGAGCTTCAATTATATTTTTGCAAAAAAATAGGGTCCACCCATTACGGAGGACCCTTGAGTTTAGGAGAAACACCATGATTTTGGGGCTTCACAGGGAATCAAACTAAATCAACAACACTAGTTGTATACTAGTTTCTAGTACTAGTCAAGAGCTAGTTCTAGGCTAGAGCTAGGTCTAGCCTATATTTTATATTTTAGTCTAGACTAAGCTATTCTAGGCTAGTATAACGCTCCCAGTGCGTTCAAACTTTGTTCACATGGGGGTGACATGGCTAAAAAAGTTGATCGGGTTCCTGTTGACCGGATAAAAAAGAAAACGACCATAGGTGCGAGTGTTCGGACTCGCCCAAAGAGTCGTCAGCAGAAATTAAATTTCAAAAAGTACCGTGGTCAGGGCCGATGAGAGACATACTCATGAACACGCGGCTCCCCTTTCCTCATTTCAAAATATATCGGGACCTGAAAGAGGATTTCGAGGGGGACTTTTTCCGATTTGCTGCTGAATGTCGGAACAAGGTCGTGTATCTCGCCTCTCCCTACAAATCTCAACTGCCCTTCCAGCCCTCTGGGGGCGTCTCTAGGTACGTCTCTGACATTCGGGCTACCCAAGTGACCATATTCACCGACTGGCTGCTGAACGCGGGGATATGGGCGTTCTCGCCTATAGTCTATGGCCGGGGTGTAGAGAGAGTTGTACCCGAGCATCCCAAGGAATGGTGGATGAGGCGTGATGCTGAGTTTTTCAAGAATGCCGATGTGATGGCAGTGGCTGCCCTTACGGGTTGGCAAGACAGTCCCGGCGTTGCTGAAGAGATAGGATGGGCCGTCACCAGCAGTAAGCCTGTCTACATTCTAGAATTGGAGGGTGAGTGGTTTGACAAAACGACAACAGCAGGTTCTGAGCTTCGTGAGAAAATTCTGGGAGAAAAATAACCACTCGCCTTCGTACAGGGAGATAGCAAATGGGATGGGAACGCATCCATCTAATGCTTACAGAATTATACGTTCGCTCACAGACGATGGATTTCTCTATACCCCTCCGGGTCGTGCGAGGAGTATTTACCCGCCTGAAGTCTGGGCATCGTTAAGGGGCAAGTCTTGAGGCCCCTCTATCAGACAGATAATGATGCAAAGCATGAGGTCAAAGTTGTTGACGCCTTTCACAAACAGTTTGTTGTTTGGACGGTGGACGATAAAAGCACAGGCGAAGACGGCAAGCGTGAAAAGGGTCATGTACTATTTGATCAGACAGGGAAGACTGTTTCATATGATTTTGTAATGAAGAAGCCCCTTTTCGTGAGGCTTGATTCAGGAGGCGTTATTCGTGTGCCGGATAGCGAACCTCTTGCACTTGTCGAAGTCAAAAAAAGAAAGCCGCGATACGGTGATTATGCGACCTACAAGCTCTCGAAGATGAAGTGCGATGCTCTGATCAATCTTTCAGAGAAAAAGAATGTACCCGCATTTCTTGTAGTTGGATGGCAAGACAGGGCTGGGTGGATGTATATAAACGCTCCCAAAAGTTCCCCTGCCTACGAAAAGTATTGGCTCAGTGATGATCGTGCAGAAAAAAAGAGCTTGAAGAGCCTGATCTCCAGCGGAGAGGTGAGCACCGAAGCATGGGGGCGATACGACCGCAACGACCCTCAGGACATTGAACTCGCATACGAATGGTCTAATTCAAATTTTGTGACGTTCAACTACTGATGTCTTCTTGGGTTCTTTAGCATTGAATTATATCGACCTTCATATATTATATGATCGTTCCATCTTTATGGTGGGCCGGTGCCGGGGTGCCCGATACCCGTGCAAGTTCCCCTTTACGCACCGGGAAAGGGCGCTTCTTGCGTCCTTTCCTTTTTGAGGAGCGTAGTAGATGGATGCACAGCTTCAAAACTATCTTAGTCAGGTTTCTTCACTACCGCATGAAGAACAGGCAGAGATACTTCGCCTGTTGCAGGATTTAGACTCAGCGACAAAACGCGAGTCCGCACAAAACGAGTATCTAAAATTTGTTCGACAGATGTGGCCCGCCTTTATTGGTGGCAGCCATCATGAGATTATGGCTAAAGCATTTGAGCGTGTTTGTAATGGCGAACTAAAACGCCTGATCATCAACATGCCTCCCCGACATACCAAATCTGAATTTGCCAGCTATCTGCTTCCGGCATGGTTCTTGGGCAGATACCCCGAGAAGAAAGTTATTCAAACTGCCCACACAGCAGAACTCGCTGTTGGCTTTGGCCGAAAAGTCCGAAACCTCGTGGGCGACGATGACTTCAAGTCAGTCTTCAAGGATGTCGCTCTGCGTCAGGATTCAAAGGCGGCGGGTCGTTGGAACACCAACAAAGGGGGAGAGTACTTCGCTATTGGTGTTGGTGGTGCTGTGACTGGTAAAGGCGCTGATCTTCTAATCATCGACGATCCGCACAGTGAACAAGAAGCGAGATCGCCTGATGCTTCTGTGTTTGACCCTGTGTACGAGTGGTACACATCAGGACCTCGCCAGCGATTACAGCCGGGTGGCGCAATCGTAATTGTTATGACCCGATGGCACCAAAGAGATTTGGCTGGTCAGATACTAAAAGCATCCCAGCAAAGAGACGGCAGTGATGAGTGGGAGGTCATTCAGCTTCCCGCAATCATGCCATCTGGTAATCCTCTTTGGCCTGAGTTTTGGTCTAAGGAAGAATTAGAAAAGCTGAAAGCGGAACTTCCTTCTTCCAAGTGGTCTGCCCAGTACCAGCAAGACCCGACTGCGGAAGAGAACGCGATCATCAAGAGAGAATGGTGGAGGCCTTGGGAGCATAAGAATCCACCTAATTGTGAGTTTGTAATCCAGTCTTGGGACACGGCTTTTCTCAAACACGAACGCGCTGACTATTCAGCATGTACTACGTGGGGTGTTTTTTACGATGAGGATGATGGCGCTAACATTATTCTTTTAGACGCCTTCAAAGAAAGAATGGAGTTCCCGGAACTTAAAAGCGTAGCGTATAAGATGTACAACGAGTGGGAGCCTGACGCCTGTATCGTAGAGGCAAAAGCAGCGGGTACTCCTCTGATATTCGAGTTACGCCAAATGGGTATGCCCATTGGTGAGTTCACTCCCTCGCGTGGCAATGATAAGATTGCACGAGTAAACGCAGTAAGTGATCTTTTTGCATCTGGCGTGGTTTGGACACCTCAAACTTCTTGGGCCGAAGAAGTGATCGAAGAGTTTGCTGCTTTCCCGGTGGGCGCTCATGATGACTTGGTTGATAGCAGCACTCAGGCTTTATTGAGGTTTAGGCAGGGGGGCTTTGTCCGAGTAGACTCCGATGAAGACGACGAGTTCATCCCGCGCATGAAGGCAGATTACTATTGAGCAATAAATCTGCCTTAACTAGTATTGATCCCTAAAGGATAAATTTATGGCTATTGAAAAAAAACTTGAAGAGAGCGAAATCGAATTAATGGACCCTGACACCAACGCTCAAGAAGTTGAGGTTGCGATTGTCAATCCTGAAGCAGTTGCCATTTCCACCGAAGAGGGTGGCGTAATTATTGATTTCGATCCTCAGACTGAAGACATACTACCGCAGGATCACGATTCTAACCTCGCAGAGCACATGGAGGAAGACGAGCTTCGGTCACTTGCCTCTAATCTTATTGGAGATTTTGAATCTGACAAAGACTCGCGTTCTGATTGGGCGAAAACATATGTCGAGGGGTTAGACCTACTCGGTTTGAACATTGATGACAGGACAACACCTTGGCCGGGTGCTTGTGGTGTGTATCATCCAATTCTTACTGAAGCGATTGTGCGCTTTCAGTCTCAGGCGATTATGGAAGTGTTTCCAGCCTCAGGTCCGGTAAAAACAAAAATTCTCGGCAAGATGACCGATGAGAAAGAAAAACAGTCCCATCGAGTGCGGGACTACATGAATTTTCTTTTGACAGACAAAATGACTGAGTACAGGCCAGAGATGGAGCAGTTACTCTTCAGCCTCCCTCTAGCCGGTTCTGCGTTCAAAAAAGTTTATTACGATGCTTCTATGGGGCGCATATGTACGTCTTTCGTTCCCGCAGAAGATTTTGTTGTTAGCTACGGGGCGTCTGATCTTCTGACCGCAGAGCGGTACACGCACATCATGCGGAAGACATCAAACGAGATCAGGAAGTTGCAGGTAGCGGGTCTTTACCGAGAGATGAAGATTGGCAACGCTCCTGACTTTGATACTGACATTCAGGAAAAGTACGACGAGCTAGAGGGAGAAAGCTCAACAGGAAGCTCAGATACCCGTCATCAGGTTCTTGAAATTCATGTCGATCTTGACCTTTCGGGGTATGAGGATGTTGGGGAAGATGGAGAACCAACTGAAATCGCGCTTCCTTACGTTGTAACTATTCTTCGATCAAATAATGAAATCCTGTCCATTCGCCGCAACTGGTACGAGGATGACGAGCAGAAAACCAAGCGTATGCACTTTGTGCATTATCAGTATATGCCGGGTCTTGGGTTCTACGGCTTTGGTCTAATCCATTTAATTGGAGGTATCGCAAAAAGTGCAACATCTCTCATGCGTCAGCTTATTGACGCTGGTACTCTTGCAAACCTTCCGGGCGGCCTGAAGTCTCGCGGACTCAGAATCAAAGGCGACGATACGCCAATTATGCCGGGTGAGTTCCGTGACGTTGACGTTCCCGGCGGTGCCATTAAGGACAACATAACTTTCCTTCCGTACAAAGAACCCAGTAATGTCCTGCACCAGATGCTTGGTGAGCTTGTCGAAGAGGGTCGCCGTTTCGCATCTCTGACCGATCTAAAGCTGGCAGACATGAAGCAAGATGCTCCTGTCGGAACAACGCTTGCTCTTATTGAGCGGTCAATGAAAGTTATGACTGCAATTCAGGCCCGACTTCATGCTTCTATGAAGCGTGAGTTTGTGCTCATTTCTGATCTTGTTCATGACTTTGGGGCAGACCAGAACTATGAGTACGAGTCAGATGATGACGTAGTTAAAGCGGAGGATTTTGACGGTAGGTTGGACATTATTCCTGTCAGCGATCCCAACGCATCCACCATGAGCCAGAGGATTATGCAGTATCAGGCTGCGTTGCAGCTATCTCAGCAAGCGCCACAGATGTATGATCTTCCTGAGCTTCATCGCCAGATGCTTGATGTGTTGGGCATCCAAGACGCGGATTCAATTATTCCCTTGTCCGAGGATGCTACCCCGCGTGATCCAGTCTCTGAGAATATGGACGTATTGAACGGCAAACCACTTAAAGCGTTCTCTTATCAAGATCACGATTCTCATATTCAAATTCATATGAATGCAATTCAAGACCCGAAGATACAACAGCTTGTTGGTCAAAGCCCTATGGCGGGAACGATACAGGCAGCTATGGCAGCCCACATTCAAGAGCATCTCGGCTACAAGTATCGCAGAGAAATCGAGAAAGAGCTTGGTGTAGAATTGCCGCCTGAGAACGAGCCGCTTCCAGAGGATGTTGAAGTCAAGTTGTCTCGTCTTGTGGCTGAAGCGTCTGATCGACTGTTCCGCAAAGATGTTATGGAAGAGCAAATGCGAGAGAATCAGGAAAAACTTAATGATCCTGTATTCCAGTTGCAGCAGCAAGAGCTTCAGCTTGAAGCGGCTGATCTTGAGCGTAAGGCTCAGACCGATACAGCCCGGATGGTAGCTAAGATGAAAGAAGCTCAGATGCGTCAGGAGACGGAGCTTATCAGAATCAAGTCTCAAGAAAGAATGGAAGGTGCGCGTTTAGGCGTTCAAATAGCGCAAGAATCTCTTGAGTCTCAGCAGCGTAAGGAAGACGCCAGCAAAAAACAGGTTCTGGATACTGCAAAAATTCTTGCTGATGTCGGAAAAAACTTGATGGGGCCGAATAATAGCAATACAAATAACTCAGGTTAAAAATAACCTGAGGGTGCGAATTGGCGATCATTGAAAATGTTTATGAGGTTTTTCAAAAAAACCTTAGGTCTTCGATGAATGAGAAGGCCGACTTCTTGGCTACCGGTGGTGCGCGTAGCTTTGAAGAGTACCACAAGATTGTGGGCGTAATAGAGGGACTTGCCTTGGCAGAGAGAGAGCTTCTTGATCTGTTTGAGGCCTTGCGTAAAGGAGAAGAAGATGAGTAAAGAAAAAGTTGTAGAACTGGACGAGGCCCGAAAAGCAAAGGCTTTGCCAGAGCCTGTTGGCTACAGAATTTTAATTGCGATACCAGAAAAAGAACAGAAAACCGAAGGCGGTGTTTTGTTGCCTGAAGATACGCGAAAGCGTGAAGAGGCAGCAAGCATGGTCGGGATGGTTTTGAAAATAGGGCCTGACGCTTATAAAGATACCGAAAGGTTTCCGAACGGCCCTTGGTGCAAGGAGGGTGACTTTATTCTCATGCGCTCTTACTCAGGAACACGAATAGAAATTCATGGGCAAGAGTTCAGAGTTATAAATGATGACTCCGTTGAGGCTGTTGTTGAAGACCCAAGGGGGATCAAAAAGGTATGAGCGATCAAAATTTAGCGGAAGACCAAGTCGAGCAGTTAGAGGTTGATTTAGATATCGACCCAGATGCCGTTGAGGTCGAAGTAGTAGACGACACTCCTGAAGTGGATCGGAATCGTCCAGTCAGGGCGGATGGCTCTGAAGAATCTGAAGAAGGTGATTTGGAAGAGGGTCAACTTAGTCAACGTATTCAAAAGCGTATTGGAAAGTTGCGCTATGAGTACAATGAAGAGCGGCGAGAAAAAGAACGCTTCCAGAGAGAAAACAGTGAAGCCGTTAACTACGCCAAACAAATTCAAAGCGAAAATGAGTCGTTAAAAAATCAACACTCTGAGTTAAGGCGTCTCCTGTATGATCAGGTCGCGGCCAAGACCGACAGTGAGATTGAAGGTGCTAAACGGCAATATCGAGAGGCTTATGAGACGGGGGACACGGATGCCGTTGTCACCGCCCAGTCTGAACTGAGCAGACTTCATGCAGAGAGGGTTCGCTATTCTTCTGAAGCAGATGCTTTTCAGCAGCCTGTCCCGTCTGAGGCTCAACAACAGCCACAGCCAGCACAGCAGATTCAACCTCCTGATCCTATGGCAGTTGATTGGTTAAAGAGAAATGCATGGTTTCAACAGCCCGGTCACGAGGAGATGACTGGTTTTGCTGTTGGGCTGCATGAGAAGCTCGTTAAACAGGGGGTAGACCCTCGTAACAATCCGGGCTATTATGAACAGATAGATTCTGCCCTACAGGGGCAGTTTTCGGAATTCTTCGGGGAAGGCAGTACTCCTGCTAGTGAAACTCCGACTTCTCGAAGAACTCCGGTGGTCGCGCCGACTAAAAGGGGGTCAGGTGCATCGCCGCGCAAAGTGGAGTTGACTAGCACCCAAGTTTCTCTCGCTAAGAAATTGGGTATATCGCCTCAACAGTACGCGGTACAGCTTATGAAGGAGATGAGTAATGGCTGACGTTAGAGGAACAGAGCGCAAACCAAGACAGGCACAGGCCCGCGAAACACAGGTGCGTGATAAAGCGTGGGAACCGCCGCAAGTTCTACCTGATCCCGAGCCGCAGGAAGGCTTCGTCTTTCGGTGGATTAGGACAGCAACTCTTGGAAACGCCGATAACGTGAATACGTCGAAGCGGTTTCGAGAGGGATGGGAGCCTGTAAAGTCAGAAGATCATCCCGAATTGATGCTACAGTCTGACCACGATAGTAAGTGGGGCGGTTCTGGAAACATCGAAGTGGGGGGTTTGCTACTTTGCAAGACTACCATCGACAATGTAGACGCACGTAATGAGTATTACGCGCAAGCGGCAGCTAGGCAGGTTGAGTCTGTTGACAATAACTATATGCGCGAGAGTGATCCTCGAATGCCAAAGCTGAACGAATCTTCTAGTAGAGTTTCTTTTGGTAGTGGCAGGAAACCGGATTGATCTTTTTGGTTTAATCTTTGTCTTCTTTGGAAGGAGAACACGGTATGGCTACCACTGCTACACCACATGGTTTTCGTCCTGTCGGCTTACTTGGAGGTGGCACTTGGTCTGATGCAATTCGCCACATCAAAATTGCCAGCAACTACGGAACCGCCATCTTCTATGGGGACGTTGTCAAGCTCGTTAGCTCCGGTACTGTTGAAAAGGACACCGGAACGACTGCGATGACGCCTTGTGGAATCTTTGTTGGAGTTCGTTACACGGACCCCAGCACGAGCCAACTCACCTTTGCACAGCACTATCCTGCTAATACTGTGGCTGATGACATCATGGCTTATGTCTGTGATGATCCGAATGTCGTATTTCAGGCTCAGGCTGATGAGGCGATTGCTCAGACTGGACTCGGCAATAATGTTGCTGTCGTACAGACTGCTGGCTCGACTGCGATTGGAACGAGTAGGAATGCTATTGACGGCGGCAGTATCGCGGTCACTAAAACTCTTCCAGTCCGTATCATCGATTTTGTCGATGGTCCGAACTCTTCCGTTGGTGACGCCTTTACGGATGTCATTTGTAAGTTCAACTCGGGTGGTGATGCGACCGGCGATAGCTGTGCGTCTCACCAGTACCAAGACACGACAGGAATCTAAGCTATGGCTATTTCAAGAGCACAAATGCTTAAAGAACTCCTGCCGGGGCTTAACGCTCTTTTCGGTCTGGAGTACGCAAAATACGAGGACGAGCATACTGAAGTCTATGACACCGAGTCTTCGGATCGTAGCTTCGAGGAAGAGGTCGCACTTTCCGGCTTCGACGCTGCCCCTGTTAAAAACGAGGGTGCTTCGATCTCGTATGATGTCGCACAGGAGTCGTTTACGGCTAGGTATAACCATGAAACCATTGCGATGGGCTTTTCGATCACGGAAGAAGCCATTGAGGATAACCTCTATGACTCACTTTCTGCTCGTTATACCAAAGCTCTCGCACGGGCAATGGCTTACACCAAGCAGGTAAAGGCTGCCGCGCCTTTGAATGACGGATTCAACACCTACCAGTCTGGTGATGGAGTTACGTTGTTCAGCACTGCTCACCCGCTTGTGAGTGGAGGCACCAACTCTAACCGTCCAGCAACAGCTTCTGACCTTAACGAGACCTCCCTTGAGGCTTCTGTTATTCAGATTGCTAAGTGGACAGACCAACGTGGTCTGCTTATTGCGGCTCGTCCGCGTAAGCTGGTTGTGCCGCCTGACCTCATGTTCGTTGCTACTCGCATTCTGGAAACAGATCAGCGGGTTGGTACTGCGGACAATGATGTCAACGCGATCCGCAACAACGGAACGATCCCTGAGGGTTATTCTGTTAACCACTATCTCACGGACACCAATGCTTGGTTCCTCTGCACTGATGTGCCGAACGGAATGAAGCACTTTGAACGTGCTCCGATGACGACTGGTATGGACGGAGACTTCCAGACGGGTAACGTGCGCTACAAAGCGCGTGAGCGTTATTCTTTCGGTGTTTCCGATCCCTTGGGTATCTTCGGTTCTCCCGGAGCATCCTAATCGTGGGGGGGAGAGAATGATCTCTCCCCCCTTTATTTTGTCCATGATGGCGCTTCGGCGTTGGTTCTAAGGAGGAACTGTTATGGCGACTACTCATTTTACAAACGGCGTTTCCAACCAGACGGTTGGCAATCCCCTCTACGACTATCCGTATCTCGATCCCTTTAAGTTTTATTCGTATGTGAATGACTTCTTCACGTATCATGCTGATGAGTGGACTATTACAACCACTGAAGCTGGTACCGGAAGTGCGACTGAAGCTCTCACTTCACAAGCCGGTGGTGCTCTTCTTATCACAAACGCGGCTGGCGATAACGATCTCGATTTCTTTAATTTGAAAGGCGAGGCGTTTAAGTTCGTTTCCACGAAGCGCATGTTCTTTAAGGCGAAGTTCAAAGTGAATGACGCTACCCAGTCTGACGTTGTTATGGGTCTCACGATCACTGACACCACGCCGCTTGATACGACTGACGGAATCTTCTTTCAAAAAGATGATGGCGATGCCAACATCGATTTCCACATTGAGAAGAACAACTCCGCCACTTCAAACACTGCGATTGGCACTCTTGTTGATGACACGTTCATTACCGTTGCATTTGCTTACGAACCAAGTGGCAATTCAGGCTCTGGCTCGTTCAGTATCTTTATGGACGATGCGAAAGTTGGAGAACAAACCACTCTTACGAATGTCCCTGACGATGAAGAATTGACCATCGCATTCGGCATTCAGAATGGTGCAGCCGCAGCAAAAACCATGACCCTTGACTTCATTATTTGTGCAGTCGAACGGTAATTTAAGGACTGGGAGGGGTTCGCCCCTCCCCACCTTTGGGAGATTGATATGGCGGATGCAGTAAATGTAACCACCATAGAGGACGGAGAGCGTCAACTTGTTGTTCAGTTAACAAACCTTTCTGACTCTACTGGTGAGAGCAAAGTAACAAAGATTGATGTGTCAGCGTTAAATTCAAGCGCAACTGGAGCGGCTTGTAACGAGGTACGCATTCAAGAGATATGGGCGCAAGTCCACGGCTTTGACGGAGTTCAGCTTTGGTACGACGCCGATACGGATGTCGTTGCCTTTAACGCTGGGGTTGGTTGGAATTATCAAGATTTCAGCAATATAGGCGGCCTGAAGATGTACGGGACAAATGCTACCGGAGACATTCTCCTTTCTACATTAGGGACGGAAGCATCTGGGGACGCATATGAAATCGTCATCCGGGCAGTTAAGTATTACGCTTAGGGGTAGGGGCTATGGCTTCTAAACCAAAGAAACGGCGCAGTACTGGAATGAAGGGCATGACCATCAAGGGTGGTCATAAGCGGCCCACGAAGTCTGGTGCCGGGATGACCAAGAAGGGCGTTGCTAAATATCGTCGGCAGAACCCCGGCAGCAAGCTAAAGACTGCTGTCACAGGAAAGGTCAAACCGGGCAGCAAAGCCGCGAAGAGACGCAAATCTTTTTGCGCTCGTTCCGCTGGGCAAATGAAGAAGTTTCCTAAAGCAGCCAAAAACCCTAATAGTCGTTTGCGTCAAGCCCGCAAGCGCTGGAAGTGTTGATTAGACATGGCAGTTAAAAAAACCCGAGCAAAAAAGAAGACGAAAAGCCGCGTTAACGAGGCTGGTAACTACACGAAGCCAGCTATGCGAAAGCGTCTTTTTAATTCTATCAAAGCCGGTGGCAAGGGCGGCAAGCCGGGTCAGTGGTCTGCCCGCAAAGCTCAAATGTTGGCGCAACGCTATAAGAAAGCTGGTGGTGGGTACCGAGACTGATGGCTAAGAAAAAGTCTCAGAAGAGCCTTAGTAGTTGGACTAAACAGAAGTGGAGGACAAAGTCTGGTAAGCCTTCCACTCAAGGCTCTAAGGCTACCGGAGAAAGATATTTACCGACTTCAGCGATAAAATCTTTAAGTCCTGAAGAGTACAGAAGGACTTCAGCAGCAAAGCGTCGAGGCATGAAAAAGGGCAAGCAGTACGTGAAGCAGCCTAAAAAGATTGCTAAGAAAACTAGAAAGCACAGATAGTCATGCCTGTTTCTCGTTCTCAGATGCGAAGCCAAATGAAAGGTAACAGGAAGATGCCGTTCTCTAAGTACACGCCAAAGCAAAAGAAACTCGCTAAGGTTGCTCCTCCGAGGAATAAAATTACCGGCGCTGATCTTAAAAAACTTAGCAAGCGCAAAAAGGCAACAAAGAAAAAAAAGAAATGAACACAAGGCATCAGCCCGTCTTTGAAGACTTGAGAAGTTGGTCTCGTGAAGTTCTTGATCTTCCAAACCCTCACCTGTCTGGGTTAAAGGCTTGCCCTTACGCTGAGAGCGCTTGGAAAGGTAAACGAGTCGATGTCTGGGTTGGTGAAGGTCCTGTTGATCTAAAAGCCGCTATAAGAGATTTTGATCCAAAATCTTTTGACATGGCTATTTGGGTTAATTTTAACCTGAGCAGGGTCGATCTTTGGGATAGATGGGTTCAGATATGGAATAAAGAGAACTTTTCCACTGACATCTATCTTATGTTATTTCACCCAGATTTTCCGCCGTCAGAGGAGAGCGAGGCTTTTTTAACGGACAATGATTGGGAGTCTGATTTAGACGAAGATTACATGATGGTCTTCATCCAGCCCTTGAGCACATTAAACAAAGCAAGTCTAGCGCTTGAGGAGATTGGGTATTATAATCATTTTGCAGATCATCTTTATGAAACTCTGGTCTTAGATAGAAGGAGATTAAGTTATGGCAATGGGTCGTAAAAACGGAAACGGTAAAAAGAAAATGATGATGCGCGGTGGCACCAAGAAAAAAATGATGATGCGCGGTGGCACTAAAAAGAAAATGATGATGCGCGGCGGCAGCAAGACAAGGAAGAAGAAGTAACTAAATGGCGACTAGCGGGACATCAGATTTTACTCTGGATATCATTGATATCTGCGAGGAGGCTTATGAACGGGCCGGTCTTGAGATGCGTGGAGGATACGATCTCAAGACGGCTCGTCGTAGTCTTGATCTTATGTCTTTGGAGTGGATAAACCGTGGACTCAATCTGTGGACCATTGAGGAGGGGACCCAAGCCCTCACCGCTGGAACATCCACTTATCCGTTTCCCGCTGGCACCATTGATTTCCTTGAGCATCACATTCGGACAAATGCGGGCGATACAAACACACAGGCAGATACAAGCCTTGTTAGGGTAAGCCCCTCCACCTTTCAGAACATCCCGAATAAGCTCACTCAGGGCAAGCCTCTACAAATTTACATACAGAGAACGACATCTCCTCAATACACTCTATGGCCCGTTCCTGATGATACAGAAACGTACACGGTTGTGTTCCTGAGAGTTAAAAGAATTCAAGATACGGGTACTGCTGGAGCGAATACCTATGATGCCCCGGATCGTTGGTTGCCAGCTTTGACATCTGGATTGGCGTATCACGTAGCAATGAAAAGACCAGAGTCATTTGATCGTGTGGGGCTGTTGAAACAGGTCTATGAAGAGCAGTTTTCCTTGTGCGCGGCTGAGGATAGGGTGAAAGCCGGTGTGCAGTTAATACCGGGAGGATATTCTTACTAATGTCTTCTTTTGCAGCAGGAAAATATGCCCTCGGGATTTGTGACAGGAGCGGCTTCACGTACAAGCTGAAAGACCTTGTTTTTGAGGTCCAAGACGGAAAGCGGACTGGGCTTAGGGTAGGTAAGGACATGCTTGACCCTGACCATCCCCAAAACTTTCTTGGCAGATATCCTGTCGATGACCCTCAAGCATTGCTTGGGGCGAGGCCCGACAATAGAACTGACTCCTCTTCTAATGCCTCGGCTAACTGGAACCCGGTAGGAGACAGGAATAGCTTGGAACCTCTTTACGGCTTTTCAACACAAACAAGCCTACAGGCTTCGGGGCAAGTTGGAAGCGTTACAGTTTCGGTGTCTTAGGGGTCGTTATGAATTACTCAGAATTAAAAACAGCGCTGCAAGATTACACGCAAACGTCAGAAACTTCCTTCGTTACCAATATAGACACGTTTATTGGTCAAGCCGAAACACGCATCTTCTTTGATATTGACCTGCCAAATTTTAGAAAGGCAGCGACAGGGACGACCAGTGACGGCTCGACATACTTGTCCAAGCCCAGTGATCTTTTTTCTGTCCTGTCATTAGCTCGTATCTCATCCGGTAACGAATATACATATTTGCTGCCCAAAGATGTTTCTTTTATCAGAGAGGCTTACCCGGATACTGACGTAAAAGGCGCTCCAGAGCATTACGCTCATTTTGATGATTCGTTTTTTATTTTGGGTCCAGTGCCGGACTCTGCCTACACGATACAGATCAATTACAAATCTCGTCCCACACAATTGTCTTCTACAAACACAACAACTTGGTTGAGTACGAATGCTGAGGCCGCTCTCTTGTATGCCTGTCTTGTTGAGGCTTACACATACTTGAAAGGGGAGCAGGACATCATGACGTTCTATGATACTCGCTACAAAGAGGCCTTGTCCTCCCTTGCAAGGTATTCGCTGCAAGATGTTAATTCTGATAATTATCGGAATGGTGTTAGGAGGTCCGCATGATATCTGAGGCCCTTTCCACTGGCGATGTTCCCTCTGTTTTTGTAGAGACAAGTAGCAATGGAGGTCTTTCTTCTGAGCAGCTTGCAAGGCTTTGCAGCCGTAAGCTCATATATGTCAGTGACAATGCTCCGCCAGAAATAAGAGAACAGGCTAGAGCGTATAAGTTAAGTGTCGAAAGTCTTGTTTTGGGTTATATTAAAGAAGCTATGCGCTCTGAGAGGGATCGTTGTGTACAGATCGCTTTAACGGGCGGGTATAACGATCTCGCTGATTTATTAAGGAGGGCATGATGGCCTTTAGCGGTAATTTTATGTGTACGTCTTTCAAGAAAGAGCTTTTGGAAGGCGTTCATAATTTCAAAAACAGTGGCGGTAACACGTTCAATCTGGCTTTGTATACGAACTCTGCGTCTTTCAACGCTGCAACAACTGCTTACACAAGCTCAAATGAAGTCTCAGGTACAGGATATTCAGCGAAGGGTGGCTCTTTAACGAGAGTGGACCCGACCACAAGTTCGACTACGGCCTTTACGGATTTTGCAGACTTAACATTTGGTTCGTCAAGCATTACCGCCCGTGGTGCCTTGATCTTTAACGACACAGCTTCAGGTGATCCTTCTGTTGTAGTTTTGGATTTTGGTTCGGACAAGTCTAGTTCTTCGGGGGATTTCACAATTCAGTTTCCTACGGCGAACTCCTCCAGCGCGATTATTAGAATCGCTTAGAGGAATCTAGACATGGCTGCTGTTACAGGTTGGGGCCGCAGCACATGGGGCAGCGGTTCTTGGAACGAAGCCTTACCAGTTGAGGCAACAGGGGTTGCCGGAACTGGGGCGGTTGGCTCGGTAACAGTTGCGACTGGTGTCGGTGTTTCTGTAACAGGTCTTGCAGGAACCGGCAGCGTTGGCTCGGTTACTGTGGCCGAAGGCTCTGGGGTTACTGTTTCTGTAACAGGTTCCGAAGGCCAGAGCGCTATTGGTTCGGTCACTGTCGCTGAAGGTAGCGGCTCAACGATTGAGGTCACAGGACTTTCTGCCACGGGTGCGGTGGGGGATGTAAATGTTTGGGATGCAATAGTACCTACTCAAAACGCGGGAAGTTACCCGGCTATAAGTCCCTCTCAGAACGCACAATGGGTAGACGTAGCGGCCTAGAAACAAAATTGTTTCTGTAAATACTTATTAGGCTGCTGTATTATTAGAAAAGCTCGTTTTTTGCGGGCATTGGAGATATGAGCCATGACAACAGCTTACACAAATGACCTTCGTCTTTCAGAGATGGCGACCGGCGAGAATGCTGGTACTTGGGGGTCCACGACGAATACTAATCTTGAGCTTATAGCCGAGGCTTTTGGCTACGGCACTGAGAATATGGCCTCAAATGCAAACACGACGATTACTATGGCAGATGGCGTGGCTGATGCCGTTAGGTCTATCTACCTGAAGATCACATCCACGACCCTAGACGCTACGCGCACCGTCACACTTGCTCCCAATACGATTTCAAAAATATGGATTATTGAGAACGCAACGACTGGAGGCCAGTCGATTACGATCAAGCAAGGTAGCGGCGCTGAGATAACTATTCCCAATGGGGCGAATAAGATTGTCGTAACAGATGGCGCTGGCTCCGGGGCTGCCGTCTTCGATGCTTTAGCAGACATTGATATCGATAGCGGTACCATTGATGGAGTGGTCATTGGAGGTTCTACTCCCGCTGCTGGTAATTTTACTGCAATAGACGCGACCGGTGATATTACTGGGGCCACGTTTACGCCGGATGGTGACACTTCTGCCGGGGACGCCGCCGCTGTAGGTTACACCGCTGCGGAAGGTTTGATCCTTACCGGGCAGGGAAGCACCAACGACGTTACCATTAAGAATGACGCGGACGCTGATGTAATCGAAATCCCTACGGGAACACAAAACGTTACAATGGCCGGTGGGTTGGATGTTGTTGGTGTAGCTACAGCCGCTACTTTTGAACCGGATGGAGATACCGCTGCCGGAGACAACGCCGCGATTGGTTACACTGCTGCCGAAGGGCTTATCCTTACAGGCCAAGGCTCGACCAACGATGTCACAATCAAGAACGATGCTGATGCGGATGTCATTGAGATTCCGACAGGCACCACCAATGTGACGGTTGCTGGGCAGCTTAACGGTGGCACGATTATTCTTGCAGAGACTGACACTGATACGTCAAACACAGGCAGTGTGACGATTGACTTCTCTGCTCACCAAAACTTTGTGCTGACCCTCACGGGTAACGTGACTTTGGCTAACCCATCCACGGAATCGGTAGGTCAATCTGGTGTGTTCGTGTTCATCCAAGACGGAACGGGTTCGCGAACTCTTAGCCTTGGAACGGACTACGAAAGCCCTGCTGGAGGCGGCATTACACTTAGCACCGCAGCAAGTGCGGTTGATGTAGTCCCATACTTCGTCAAGGCGTCAGGTAGTATCCAGCTAGGCGCACCGCAGTTGGCGTTCAGCTAATGACAATGTTCGGCTCACAATGGCTGGCTAACGCTGGAGCGGACTACGAGATAAGTCAGTCTATTCGTTTTAATGACGATGATTCTGCTTTTTTAGCCAGAACGCCTCTCGCCTCTAATCGTAAAACATGGACTTTTTCAGCTTGGGTTAAACGAGCAGACCTTTTTAACGGCTCTGTTCCCCAAATTATTTTGTCGGCTGGTGACGGTGGCAGTAACGATTTCATTATGCAGTTCGGTCAGTCGGACGACACATTGCGAATTTCCGATTATGAGGGTAGCACTCAGAGCAATCTAATTACATCGCAGCGTTTTAGAGATGTTAGTGCTTGGTATCATTTCGCTCTTGTTTACGATACCACGCAAGGAACAGAGGCTAATCGCATCAAACTTTACGTAAACGGCTCACAGGTCACGGCGTTTGGAACTGAAACTTACCCAAGCCAAAACAATGATCTTGTAATTAACTCTGCTATTGCCCACAACATTGGGCGAGGTGCCTATAGCAGCAATGGTTATTTTAGTGGGTACATAGCTGAGATAAATTTTGTAGACGGGACAGCAAAATCTCCAACAGATTTTGGTGAGTATAACGACGATGGTGTGTGGATTCCGAAGAAGTACAGCGGTGCTTACGGAACCAACGGCTACTACCTCACAGGTGCTGATTCTACCGCCCTCGGAGAAGACGTTAGAATCTCTGGAGATCAGGTAATTAGCTATGCCGCATCTCAGTATACTGGTGCGACAGGCAGCTACACTTACAGTAATGGTCGTCTTGAAGCGGACACAGACAACAAGGCGATAAGAACTGCTGATACGTTTACCGGAGACTTTGAATTTTCGTGGCGCTACAACAATATGGCTAACTTTGTCATTGGTGTGTACGAAACCGGCGAAGACGGAACTTTTAGTGACAGTTCATCTGCTGGCAACATGCAAAACATGACTGATAGTTGGTACATACAGACATCATCGGTATCTGCTAACAGAGATATTTTTTATGGCGGGGCTGTTCAGGTAAACGCTACGACAATCGCTGATGGCGACACTTGGAAAATGACCCGTAGCAGCGGGACAATTAAACTTATTCGTAATGGCTCTGATGTCCATACGTTCTCTCAAACAAGCACAAACACTGTTCGTATTGCGATAGCTCAAGGGGATGCCGCAGCCGATCTTGGTCAAGTTGTTTGGGTAGACAATTCAACACTAGGAAATAACTTTTTTAGCAGTGGCCTAGCAGCGGCGGATCAGAAGTCAGATACGCCGACTTTGAACGCATCAACCCTCAATCCATTGTGGGCAGGGGCAGGACTGTCAGATGGCAATCTGGTCGCTACTGCAACTGGCAATTCTTATCAAAGAGCCATAAGCACTTTTGCAATTGACGATGGTGGAAAATATGCTTGTGAGTTTCAAAAATCATCAGGAACATTTGGCCTGATTGGTATTATGCAATTAGGAAATAATACCGTTACGAGCGGCAATTCCAATATGTATGGCTACAATGTAGGAACTGGCGAAATTTTTAAAGGCAATCCTACAGCTAGTGTACTAATTGATCTTGGGGCTGGCGCAGCTAACAGCTTAATGCGTGTTGAATATGATAGTAGTGCCGACACAATTAAGATATTTGATGACGGCGTGGAGATATTTCCCGCTGCCACAGGCGTAAGTAATACGGTTGGCCTGACGGGACAAAACTCGCTCCACTTTGGTTGTGCGCCGTATGGCTCTGGCACAGTTATTACAGCAACTTTCCAAGGCTTGAGCGGCACACCAACGGCAGATTTTAAAGAGTTGACAAGTGCCAACCTTGCCACACCATCAATCAAAGATGGGTCCGAGTATTTTCATCCACAACTTTACACTGGCAACGGCAGCAGCGGCCTAGCTATTACAAACGCCGCAAACGCCGGAGATTTTGAAGCGGACCTTCTCATTCTCGCACCCCGATCTAACGGTGATAATAAAGTCTGGTTTGATGATGTACGAGGCACAACCTCACGGATTTATTCCAATAAAGCTGATCCGGCAGATGTAGATGGCACCGCGCAGCTTACGTTTGAGAGTAACGGATTTGATCTAGACACGACAGATGTAAACTTTAACGGGTCAGGTAGAACCTATGTCGCGTGGCAATGGAAAAAAGGAGCAACCCCCGGTTTTGATATTGTCCAGTACACGGGCAACAAAACCAACCGCACAATTTCGCATTCGTTAGGAGTTGCCCCAGAGTGGATTGTTATTAAAGACTATTCAAATACTGAAAGTTGGAATGTTGGTCACAATTCGATTGGCTGGACAAAAAACCTTTTTCTCAATCTGACTAACGGTGAGGCAAGCAGTTCTACGATTTGGCAAGACACTGCGCCAACAAGTTCTGTTTTCTCAATCGGAACAAGCGACGGTGTAAACAAAGTTGGATCGCACATAGCGTACCTTTGGGCATCGGTTGCTGGATTTTCAAAGTTTGGTTCCTACACAGGAAATGGAAATGTAGACGGGCCTTTTGTTTATACCGGCTTTAAACCCCGTTGGGTTATGATAAAAAGCACTGGAACAGAAAGCTGGCCGATTTTGGACACAGCCCGAGGTAGCGGAAACTTTGGGTCTGCGGCTGGCGCAAATGGTAATAGCCCTACAGCGGGCAACGACATGAACGCAGTTCTTGTTATGAGCACCAACAACGCAGAAGAAGATAACGCTGCTGGATCGCGCCGTGCTTCATATCTGTCTAACGGTTTCAAAGTGAGAACGACTAACAGCGCCATGAATAGTAGTGGTCAAAAATATGTGTTCATGGCCTTCGCAGAGCATCCGTTTGGCGGTGACGGCGCAGCGCCAGCGACAGCAAGATAGGATAAGGTTATGTGGAAATACTCCGGCAGAACTATTAAGGAACACAAAGCGTGGACCGATGACAACGGCATTACGCACCCTAAGAACTGGCACATCTGGTCGCCCAGTGACAAAGCCGCTGCTGGTTTAACTGAGGTAACACCGGAGACGCCGCCGGATAGCCGCCTTTACACATGGGGTTATCAGGCTGATGGTGTGACGATCTCTAAGACAGCGAAAAGTCTGACCGATGTGGGTTTGGTGGATAGCGACGGGAATGCGGTAAACGATGATGATGGCAACCAGATTATGGAACCGGGCGTCCGCTCCCAGCTAAAGGCTGAAGTAAAGGCGCAACAGGCATCTCTTCTGGCTGAGACAGATTGGGCCATCGTTCGTAAGGCTGATAACAATACCGCTGTTCCAGCTAACATCCAGACCTATCGCGATGCGATTCGCACCAAAGCAACTGCAATGGAAAGCGCAATTGACGGTGCGGCAAACACTGATGCTGTAGCGGCGCTGTTTGTTACGTTTGATTCAGAAGGAAATAAGTCTGGTATCCTTTATGATTGGCCGGAGCTTGGCTAATGGCAACTGTTAAGGATGTTGAAGCCAAATTAAACACACACGAAGCAGTGTGTGCGGAGAGGTGGAAAGAGACAATCGAGCGGATTAAACGGCTGGAGCTTATTATGATTAGCGCAGCCGGTGCCGTCATCCTGATGATGGCTGGAATGCTGTGGAAAATGTAGATGTCTGCCCGGTTGATTGCAGCTTTTATACTGGTTGTCGTCTTTGTGGATTTCCTGTTCAGTCTCCCAACCTATGCGGCTGATACAGTAACGTCAGCCACAGTAAGTAGTTCAACAGTAGTTGATAAAACACCACCTACAGCGTCTAGTCCTTCTATAGTCGTTAACAACAACGACATCTGTCAGGTCGGAACCAGCGGTGCTCTGCAAACTGGTCTTTTTGGCGTTTCCGGTGGCACAACGACTCGTGACTTAAACTGCGAGAGAATAAAGCTGGCGCGGTCAGTATTTGGTATGGGGCTGAAAGTCGCGGGCATTAGCATTCTTTGCCAAGAGGTTCGAGTATTTGACGGTCTTTGGATGGCTGGGACACCCTGCCCGTTTATGGGCAAGATTGGGGACGCGGCGAAACAGGAGTGGGTCAAGAATCCAGAACAGGCACCGGAAGGTTCTATTGTGCGATTGCAGGTAAAAGCGGAAACGGCATCTTCGCAGCCTCAACAAGATTCCGAGCACGTTAATTTTCCTGACCAAGAAGAATGGTACGGAGGCGATTGATGCGTTGGCTGATTGCATTTCTGCTTATGTCGTCTTCTGCGTTGGCGGAAACTGTAACGACGACCAATGTCCTTCCTAATATGTCCGCGTTTACGACGAGTGGGTCAACGACATCTGATGGTTCTGCAAGAGGCTGTTCTGCCGGGGAGTTTTGCACAGGTAACGCTACGGCGGGTGGCGGCACTTATACGAGCACGTTTGACGTTCCATTGACCGAGGACGAGGTTCGCAGAGGCTTTACCCTCAACAGCGCGGTTACCGTGGACAGTCATCCTAGCAACGCCACGCTATCCACTTGTACCAGCATCACGCAGGGCGGCGATTGCCGCGATATTTTTAACCTAACGGTAGCGTTGTTTGATGTCACAAATACAGTAGTTGAGAAGTTTGAGCGTCAGGTTGAATTAGATTTTAGTGGTCTTCGCACATTTGATTTCACGGATACCGTTCAAGAAAACAGCTTCAGCATACTTACGGGGGAGTTTGAGCTATTCGGCGTGGATGCCGGGTTTCACTCTGGATTTTTCGGACCTAAATTCTCGCAGCCTTCGCTTACGTTTACGCATGAACAGGTAGTAGAGCAGCAAATTTTAGACCAGATTGTGCAGAACGATGTAATAGCGTCTGCGCCTCCGGTTCAGATTAACGTGCCTCCTCCTCCAGTTGACTTGCCGCCACCGCCAGCAGCGGCCCCAATCGCTGTTGCCGTTGCGCCGCAAGCTCCATCTGCGCCACCTCCCCCTCCAGAGATAGCGCCCATTCAAATTGATCTGCCGCCACCTCCTATGGAACAGCAGCAACAGGAATCACGGGCAGAGGCGACTATTGAAGCTCAAATAGAGCAGGATATAGCGCCTCCCCCTGTAGAACAGCCTCGCGCACGAGAGCCGGAACCTGAGCCGGAACCGGAACCCGAGCAACCGCAGCAGTCTTCTGAACGGGAGCCGGAACCAGAGGGACAGTCAGCAGAAGCGCAGCCAGAGCCTCGACCCTCTGAGACTGAACCAGAACCGGAGCCTTCGGTAGAACCCCCGGCAGAGACTAGAGAGGCGCAAGCTCCTCCAAAGCCCAAGAGCCGACAGGAAAAGGTTAAAGCGGCGGCTGAAAAGGCGGTTGCAAAGATAGCTCCGTCGCAGAGATACTCAGCAGCATCACAAACCACCACTATGGTGGCTATGGGTATGATATCACCTAAGATTGCAGCACCATTAGCATTGGTTGATACACCCGGTTTCTTTACAGGTGCAAAAGTTCCTGATGGGCCTTCTTTGGTAGACAGGATGCAGAATTACACCTTGTTCGGCAAATCAAACGGGTCGCACAACGCTCTCGTAGAGCTTGATTGGAAACGCTGACATGGCTGAAGTTGAATTTGCAGGTGTTAAGTTTAAAGGCGGCAAGATGGTGGCCGTATTTCTTGCGTTATCTACGCTGGTTGGTGGCTTATATGGCGCGTTTGAAGTGTACAAAGACTACGAAAGCATGAAGAAAAAAATAGCCAGCTATTCGGCTCCTGATCTTTCAGGCATACGACAAGAGTTAGCGGTGCAAAACGAAACCGTTGAAGCAGTAAGAAAGGAGATGGCGTCGGTTCGGCTTCGTGTTAGCGAGATACAAGAAATTGCCCGAGATTTAAGGGAAGACCAGCGCAGCGATAGCAGTAAAGTGTACGGGGCTATTAGTGCTGTAGACAGACGTTCTCGCGATGCTGACGCTGATACACGCTCGGCAATGAGGCAAGCAGAGAAGACCCTGCGCGATATAACATCCTCTGCTTCCGATAGATTTGACGGCAAAATCAACAGCGTTGATGCTAAACTCGACGCCTTAGAAGATCGATTAAACAAGACGCTTCAGAGGGCGTTGGACAATCCGTTATTAAAAGGAAAATAAAATGGCTGACGAGAAAGTAGACAACATTCCAGATAAGGAAGCATACCAGATTAATCGCCGACTTATGTGTTGGGCTGCGCTTGCGTTAATGGGTGTTACTGTAGGTTTTGTCCTAATAAATCCATCGTCGTATAGTAATGCTCCAATAGGTCCAATCTTTTATGGGCTATCTGGATTAGTCGCGGTATATTTTGGTGCCACTAGTTTCACTCAAGCAAAGAAGTGATGTTTCACGTGAAACATTTTTAGGTGCTAGATGCTACAGAAATTGACCTTCAAGCCCGGAATAAATAAAGACCTTACCCGATACGCTGGTGAGGGCAGTTGGTTTGACTGTGATAAAGTTAGATTTGTAAATGGACTACCTCAAAAAATGGGTGGTTGGGTTAAAATTAACTCGACAGCATTTTCTGGGGTTTGTCGCTCTCTGTTTAACTGGTCAACTCTTAGCGGCCAAGACTTAATGGGTATAGGAACCTCGAAAAAGTTAATACTTGAAGAGGGTGGCGGAATACATAATGTGACGCCTTTGAGAATATCAAATTTCACCCTTGGCTCTAACCCATTCCAGACCTTAACTTCTGGCACAGGAACTTTGAATGTTACTCATACTGGGCATGGCGCTGCGGTAGGAGACACTGTAATTTTTGCTGCGGCTGCCACTTTTGATGGAATTACGGCTGCTCAAATAAATACTGCTCATGTCATTACGCAAATAATTGACTCAAACAATTATTACATAGTGACAACCGGTTCGTCGTCTTCTGGCTCTACGGCTGGGGGTGGCTCGTCTGTTTTAGCTTCTTACGAAATTACGGTTGGCGCGGCGACGAGTGATTCAGGAGGTCTTGGTTGGGGCGCAGGTCTTTTTGGCGGTACTGTTTCTGGTAAAACAACAACAACGCTCTCTGGTGGTATTAACGATTCAGCCACAACTATTCCTCTGACAAGCGCTACGGGCTTTGACACGGCTTCGACAACGCTATCAGCGATCTTGCAAATCGGTGACGGGGAAATGAGTGTTGCGTCGGTCTCCGGCCTTCCTTGGATTGGTATAGTAAAGATTGGTACTGAGCAGATTAAGTACGAGAACGTAGATACCACTAACAATAAAATTTCTTCTTTAACTCGTGGTTTTAACGGGACAACGGAGGCAGCGCATTCTTCAAGCGCTTCGGTTACTTATGTCGGAACCATCGTGATTGACAACGAGATTATTACATACACTGGCGTCTCGACTAATGACCTGACAAGTGCTGTGCGCGGTCAGCTTGGCACTGATAATGTTGCTCACGATTCCGGTGCAACAGTTGTCGAATCAAACGAGTTTGTTGGTTGGGGTTCGGGGGTGCCGGTGGAGACAGGCACAACCGAGACTATAACCGTTCGTCTATGGCGTCAGGACAACTTTGGTGAAGATTTGTTAGCCAACATTTACGGTGGCGGTATTTATTACTGGGACGCAAGCTCGGGTTTCGGTAACAGGGCAGTGGAGCTTTCTAGTCTTTCCGGTTCCTCCGGTTGCCCTACAGCAGCGCGTGTTATCCTTGTTTCAGACAATGACAGGCATGTTGTTGCCCTTGGCACCACCGATCTATCGAGTGGAGGATTTGATCCTCTTTTAATACGTTGGGGTGATCAGGAGTCCTTAACTCAGTGGACCCCCTCGACGACAAATACAGCCGGTGATCTTAGAATCAATAATGGCTCAGAGATTATTACTGCGCTTGAGAACAGACAAGAAATACTCGTTTGGACAGACAGAAGCCTTCATTCTCTAAGATTTGTAGGCTCACCCTTTATTTTTGGTCAAACCCTTCTTTCTCAAAATGTCACAATTATAGGCCCAAATGCCCATGTGGCAGTCGGGGATACGGCGTTTTGGATGGGTACAAATAATTTCTATGCATACGATGGTCGTGTAACGTCAATACCGTGCTCTGTACGCAATTTTGTTTTCCAAAACATGAATTTCGGTCAACGCAATAAGTTCTTTGCGGGCAGCAATTACGAGTTTGGGGAAGTTATATGGTTCTACGTTTCGAGTGACGCGACAGAAATTGATAAGTACGTCATATACAATTTTGTTGAAAAGGCTTGGTATACAGGTTCTCTTGAAAGAACAGCTTGGATAGATCGAAGCCAGCGAGAGTTTCCGAATGCCGCAAGCTCTGATGGATTCTTGTACTCGCACGATAATGGATTTGATGATGGGAGTCAGAATCCTCCAGCACCCATAACAGCTTTTATAGAAAGTTCTGATTTTGAAATTGGAGACGGGGATAGGCTTCAGTTTGCCTCTAGAGTAATTCCCGATTTGAGCTTTAACGGATCGTCTGCTTCGGCCCCTGCCGCAACCTTTTCTTTTCTCCCGCGTAATTTTCCCGGCCAATCTTTCGGCACATCGTCGTCATCTACGGTAACCGCTAGTCAGACTGTTGATGTAGAGCAGTTTACAGAACAGGCATTTATAAGACTCAGAGGCAGAGAGATGTCGGTTAAAGTGCAGTCAACCGAAGAGGGCGTGTTTTGGCGCTTGGGTGCTCCGCGCATAGATATTCGACCTGATGGGAGAAGATAGTGGCGTCTTCTGTTCAAAGGAGTCAGATACAATCGTTTACCCTGCCTACACCTACGTCTGGGTATTCCACTGAATACATGAACTCTTTGGTTAGAACCTTAGAGATTTTCTTTCAAAGGGAGCAAGAAACAGGTAACATTAGGGGGTCAACGCTTATATTGACATCTCTGCCGACTGAAGTTGCAGACCTTAGGGTCGGTGATGTTTATGTTGATGAGGACGGCTTTTTGAAAGTCGCCCGGTCTGAAGACAATTTTACTTCCGCCTTGGCGGGTGCTGTTGGCTCGGTAACGGTAAGTACTTCTTAGGAGTTTTTTGATGGCTGTCATATATCCTCAAGTCGATCAAGCATCTAATCCGCCAATTACCATCACCTCTCAGAAAATGGTGGGGACCACGCCTGACGGCTCAGAGTACACCCGTGCTGGGCTTGAAAGTTTTTTTGATGCTGCCGAAAAACAAGGCGGCATCGGGGGAACTCTTTTGAGTATGCCCTCGGTCCAACAACAAATGACAGATCAAATTTTTGGTCCCGAAGAATTAGTAGAATACAACCCCACCCCCCGCGTCCCCATTACGCCACCATCAAGCTATGAGCCGGGAATGGACCCGATGTTCAATTACTTTGAGGGGCAGAAAGCGCCAGATGCGGTTTTAATGGAAGGTGGCGGCCTTGTGGGTGAGGCCAAGCGCGTACAGCAGCAGGGTCGTAACGGCGACAGTATGCTCGTTCACATGAATCCTGATGAATTTAACGCTATGACAGCCATCGGCGGTCTTGGCGGCTTAGTTGAGAACGGCGCAACCATCAACCCGGAAACGGGCTTGCCTGAGATGTTCAACTTTAAGGACATCCTTCCGACTGTTATTGGTGTCGCTGGCGCTGCATTTGGTCTTCCGACTTGGGCAGTTGCCTTGGGTACCGGGGCGACAACGGCTATTACCACGGGCGACATTGGTAAGGGTATCCTTGCTGGTCTTGGCTCTTACGCCTTAGGCAGCTTGTTTGAAGGCGTTGGCGCTAGTGGTGTCGCTGATCCCAGTGTGGCGGCGGCTGGGGCTGATCCGGGCGGAAGTCTTTTGGCTAGTCAGCCCGCCATGAATGCTGCCTCCTCTACAGCTAACCTTCCAAATGCGCCTGACCTTATTGCTGGTGGAATGCCTGTCTCTGACGCTTCTATCATCAATGCCCCTAGCATTTACGAAAGAGCGGCAGCAGCTAAGGGCTTTACCCCTCAGGCTGTTTCCCCAATCACACCCCCGGCCCCGTCCGGCCCCATTAACTTTACTGGTACCGGAGGGTTTCCCTCTACAAACTTCCCGGCACGTGGTTTTACTGGTGACATTTCGGCGATACAGGCAGGAAATGAGGCGGCTTTTGGTCTAGGTAGCGGGGCAACAGGTGCGGCTCAAAATGCTGCTTTTTCGAGCGCTTACAAGGATGCTGCTTTCGGAAACGCACCTTTTACCACGGCTTTCGATTCCGCTGCTACCGGCCCCAGTAAACTAGAATTGTTTGGTGAGGGGATATCCCAAATAGGGCAGCCCGGTGGTGTTAGTTATCTTGACGCAGCCACAAAAGGTTTGGGTGGCCTTGGTGCTACGGCTGCCGGTGCAGGTCTCTTTGATGAAGAGCCTTACAACTACGCTGGTTTTAGTGGTTCTAGGCGCAGATATAACACTGAGCCTATGGCTCCTCTCAGTCGCACACGCTTAACCCCCGGTGCTGACTACCGCCCCGGATTTGACCCTGCCTTTAGCTACTTCGCACAGGATGGGAAGCGTGGTGAGCTAGACCCGTCAATGGGTGGCGTTATGAGTAATCCTGCTAGAAATGCTGTTATGCAGAGCGCACAGGAAATTGCATCTAATGCGACACCTCAGCCTCAAATGATGGCTCCGAGACCCGCAATGTACAGCCCTAACGCAGCGGCGAGGGCAGTGCTTCCGATGACGAGAATGGCTAATGGTGGGGTTCCTGAAGAGCAGGTGATGGCAGGTTTAATGGATGTAGCCTCCGAAGAGGTTAAAAATAACCTAGACGAGCGTATGTCCGTGCCAGCCCAAGATTCAGAGCCTCAAAGTCCAGAAGAGCGCATTGTCTACGATAATGCGATGCTTGCTGTTCAGGGTGTCCTTGAAGATGAGGCCGCTCAAGATGCGGTGTCAGAATTTATTGAGACCTTTGGTTTCGAGGCATATCAAGCTCTTGTTGATGCAGTGAATACTCCTCGTGAAGAGGGCGGCGTTATAAAGCCCGCTGATGGTCAAAGTTCTGTAAAGGATGGGGCTATCCAAGGCGAGGACGTTATCGCTGGGATGATTGTTGACCCGGAAACCGGCGAAGAAAGTGCCAATCTGCGTATTGGTGAGAATGAGTATGTGGAACCTGCGGAAAGCCTTACGCGACGGGCTATGGCAGCGGGTCTGCCGCCTACGCCGAAAAATGGCGCAATGGTAAGAAGTGCTGAGGAGGATCAGCTTCGGATGGCTTATGGCTGATCTTGAGGTTTCTCTGGTTGACCCTAATTATGTCAGCCGTGTTTGGTCAGAGGTTGAGCCTATACTAGGCAAGTCTATAGGCTCTGCTCACGGTAGATACGACATGAAGGATATTTTGGCAGAAATTGTTAATTTTGAGCAGCATTTGTGGGTAGTGTTTGACGAGAAAAGTAAGATTATTGCGGCTTTGACAACGAGGTTTGTTAGCTACCCGAAGAAGAAAGTATTAGCCGGTCAGTTTTTAGGCGGCACAAAAATAATGAGATGGCGTGATCCCATGTTAAACACATTAGAGAATTGGGCAAAAGACAATAGCTGTGATGGTCTTGAAATGACTGGCCGCAATGGCTTTGAAAAAGTTCTCGGACCATATGGTTGGACGCCTGAGTATGTGGTGTTCGAGAAAATGTTTGAGGAGAAAGTAGATGGGTAAAGGAGGAGGCGGCGCACCGCCGCCAGCACAGCCGCAGAATGTCACCACTACGACCAGTAATCTGCCCGAATACGCTGAACCCTTTTTCACGCGCTTGATGCAGCGTGGCGAGGCTATTTCGCAAGAAGATTATATTCCAATCGAACAGCAGCGACTGGCTGGCTTTGACCCCTTGCAAGAGCAATCCTTTCAGCAGGCAGAGGCTATAGCGGGGGCAGGTACGCCTGAAGAATTCGGCGCGGCTAGAGGTCGTTATCAGGAAGCATTGGATTTTCAACCGGGCTACACTCCCGGAGCCATTGACGCGGGAAGGTTTACCGATGCTGGTGTAGCTCAAAGCTACATGAATCCTTTTGTTGAGAACGTCATCGACGTACAACAGGCCCGCGCTCGTCGTCAGTTTGAAGAGGATCAGGGTCAGAGAGTTTCAGACGCGGCAGTTAGAGCAGGTGCTTTCGGCGGCTCTCGTGAGGGCCTTGCTAATCAGCTTGCCCGCTCAAGGTTTGAAGACAGGCTTTCTGATATGGAAGCTACGCAAAGAGCACAGGCGTTTGATCAAGGCCAGAGAGCATTTACGGCAGATCAGACCGCTGGCCTCCGAGCAGCGGCTTTGAGAGAAGAGGCTGGGCAACAAGCTGGCCGTCTTGGGCTGGCCGGTGAGCAGATTGGTCTCGATGCTGCGCGTCAGGTCGCTGCTCTTGGAGAGGGAGAGCTTGGTCTTGGTCTTCGTCAAGCTGATGTTCTTCGCCAAATTGGTGAGCAACGTCAGGCCTTGGATCAGCAACAGCTTGATATCGGAGTTTCCGATTTTATCTCTCAACGAGATTTTCCCCGTCAACAGCTTGCCTTCCAAAGCGGTATTTTGCGTGGTGTCCCTGTTAGTCCAGTTAGCGAGACCGCACAGTTCCAAGCACAGCCTAGTAACGCGCAGCAGCTTTTAGGCTTTGGCCTTGGTGGTCTTGGTTTGGCAAGAAGTGTTTTTGGGTAGGATATAATCATGGCCGTCACAAATATGTCGATCATTGAAAAAGATGATTTGATTAAAAAAATGCCACGGGATTCTCTTAAAGAGGAATTGAAGAACCCATCTGGTAATTTCCCACTGTTCTTGGTCGCAGCCCGCCTCAAAGAAGTTGAGGAGATGGAGCGCGATGTAATGGCTCGTCAGGCGGCACAGCAGTCTTCTCAGGACGCGGAGTCGGTCGCTGCGCGTTTAGCGCAACAGGCTATGCCACAGTCCCCGATGTCAGCAGTTGCGGCTAACCCGGCACCCCAGCCTCGGCCTGACCCCCAAGGTATTATGGCTCAACAAATGGCTGGCCCCACTCAACCGTTGCCCACGGTAATGGCTCAGACTGGATTACGGGGGAAGTATCCGGGTCAAGCGTCAGAGATCAATCAAGAAATAATTGCTGCTGCGGCTCGTGCTCGTCAGGCCAAAGGAACTCCGCGTCTATATAATCAAGCCAGACAGGCTGGTTTTGAGAAAGCTGGCAGGAAAGGCGCAGCCCCAGCGAGTCAAATACCTGCACTCCTTGGCCTTGCCTCCGCTTTAGCAAAAACCGAAGAGCGGGCTTATGGCGGCATGGAGACATTGCCACCGTTTCAGGTTCAGTCGAGTACAATGCCAATGAGTGGTAAGGGCTTCACGGCCCCTGCACGTTCTCTCGCGTCAAGAATGCCTAAGGAAGAAGACGGTCTTGCTTATGTCTCTCAACTCTTAAAGTCTATGGGAGGCTCTTCAGGTGACAAGCCTACTGTATTCGCTGAGAACGGTTTTGGCAGTCAACCCGGTATGGGGTATGACCCAGTTCTACAGAGAGATTTAGAAACCTTTGGTCTTAGTGACCAGCAATTTTCGCGTCTTGATCCTCAATCTCAACAATTAATTATGGATTCTGGCGAACGCTACGCCGATCCCTCGGCATATGAACGCGCCGCTGGCATTCCTAGAGTTCGCCGCGATGCCATAAGAACAACCCTTGAACGCGCTCAAAGAAAAAACCCCGATAGTCTGCCGTTTGGGACCGGTATTAGAAGTTACTTCGCTCCTGAATCTGAAGTTCCGCGCATCAGAGCAGAACAAGATGCGTTTGAAACGAGTATGGCTCAACTTAGGAATGTTCTTCAACCTCCTGCGCCACCTAGTCCTCCTAGTGGATCAGCCCAAGCGGCTCCTCCCGTGAAGCCTCCCGCGAAGCCTCCCGTGAGTGAAGGGCCAGTCGTAAAAAAATTAAGCAGTCCTATTGACCCTGCGACAGTGAAGGGAGATACGTCTGCTGTACCGGGAGAGAAGACTCCCGTGGTTCCTCCCGTGGTTCCTCCCGTGGTTCCTCCTGTGGTTTCCCCCGTGGTTCCCGATGCCACTAAATCTGATGATACCGCTCCCAATGTAAATCTCGAAGCTACGAAAATAGGCGAAGTTGACACGTTGAGCAGCATTGGGGAAAAATACGGCGATCTTATTTCGGACCCGAACGAACAGTTCAAGCCTATAATTGAAGCGTACACCACTCAACTTAAAAAGGTTGAGGCCAATGAGCCTGTCCCTCAAAGCATGAAGGACATGAAAGACCGTTATCAAAATCGTTTGGATTCTCTTGAGAAAAGCCCGCTTCCGTTTATGACTGCCGCCGCTGCCGTAATAAAGGGTAACCAGCCAATTCTTGTTGCGATGACCAATGCTATGATTGGTTACACTGCTGGTGATGAAAAGGTCAAAAACCAAGGTCTCAAGATTATGGGCGAGATGGTTGATTTGGATGTCAACATCAAGACTCTGGAGGCAAAGCAGCAAGAGTCAGAGATGAAAGCTAGAAACGCAATGCTTGGCGCTCGTGAAGCGGCGATGAAGGGACAAAGAGAACGCGAAGCTCAACTCCTCTCGCTTGCGACCAGAGAACAACAGTCCCTTAGAACGGCAGCAGCGGATCAGGCAAAACTAGAGGACGCTGCGAAGAATAGAGCCGTCCAGCTTAGAATAGGGACGTTTAAGACTCAGGCAGAAAAGGATTTATTTGACAGAGCCTATAATGCCTTCAAGAAGGACAACCCCGGCGCTTCTGAATTTGAAGCGATAGGTGCGGCTATGGCGCTCGTTAAACCCAAGGCAACAAACTTTGGTCAGAGTAATTATGAAATAAAACTAGATGGTATGGTAGATGACTTTTTTACCAAGGGAAAAGAAGGCATTCGTAAACTCATAAGTCAATATAATGCAAAAAACCCAAACGATAGAGTTGATACAGTAAACACTTCGCCTCAAGACATTGCAAAAGTCATTAGGTCTATCGGCGTTGATAAACTTCCGTCCAATGACGACGTTAGGCGTCGAATCCTCCAAGACCCAAGATCAGGCATGGGTCGTGGCGCTAGTGGAACTGGAACGGTTCCGTTTAGCAGTCTAGCTAGATAGGTTCTAATTTATGGATGTAACGCTTCCAAACGGGCGTGTTATTAGCGGCGTCCCTGACGGCATGACTCAGGATAGTCTTCGGGAAATTGCGATCAAAAATGGCCTCGCTACCGCCGAAGACTTTGCCTCCGTACAGCCAGCCCAGCCCGCAGGACAGCCAACGGCTGCTCAGTCTGAAGAGTTTGAGGGCAACTACTTCCTTACTGGTATAGGGCGCGGCGTTGATGTTCTACAGGAAGGTTATGGCTCTGCCATAGAGGGCTTTGGTGGTGTTTTTGACCTTCCGGGTGTTGAGCAATATGGCGCTGATGTTGTTGCTGCTCAGAAAAAACAGTTAGAGGAAACCTCTGCTGGTGCTTTGCAGACTAAAGATATTAAGGAGAAGGGCCTCCTTAGCTATATATCGGCGACTTTGGGCGCTCAGGTTCCGCAGCTTGGTAGCACTCTTGGCGGTGCCTATCTTGGCGGCAAGGTCGGCGGAGGGATCGGCGCTGCGTTTGGCGGCGTTGGCGCTATTCCCGGAGCACTTATTGGCAGCGTTGTCGGCGGTATAGCGGCCAACCTTCCGTTTTTCTACGGATCAAACCGAGAAGCTCAGAAGCAGGAGATTGCTAAGGGTAACCGCGTGGAAGTAAGCGAGAGCGCAGCTATTTTAGCAGCGGGTCCCCAAGCCCTTCTTGATTATATAGCAGACCGATTCCTTATTGGCGGACTAACTCCGAAGGCCATCAGGCAGGGTGGTCTCTTTACAAGAGGCATAAAGGGGGGAACCGCTGGCGTAGTGACTGAAGTTCCAACTGAAATTGGGCAGCAAGTTCTTCAGCGCCTTCAAGCTGGGCAGGACCTTACTAGCGATGAGGCTATGGATGAGTATTTTGAGGTCGCGGTTGCCGCTGGTCTCGTCGGTGGCACAGTCAGAGGAGGAACAAGTATATTTCAAGGCCGCGTAGAGGATGATGCTCCGCCGCCACCTAAAACTGAAGATGAGCTTGCAGCCGATGCTGCTGCCGTTTTCAACGAAGATACTGAGCCTCTTGCGCTTCCTGCGCCCGAAGAAACCCCTCTTCTTCCTGATTTCTCCAACGAAGGGGTCCCGATTGTCGATCCAGATGTTGATATTGGAAGTCTTGTTGATGGCGTTGTTTCTAATTTCTCTTCTGACCTGCCTCTTTCTTTTAATAAAGGGAAGGTCGTCGTAACTGACGATGTTGGAACACCAGCCTCTTACGAGGTCGCATCTAGCTCTGATGGTATATTTGTTGTTTCTAAACAGGGTGTCCGGGTTTCCCCCAATTTCTCTTCTACGGAACAGGCGGCTGAATTTCGTGACCGGCTGAATGTGTCCGTTAACGAGATGATGGCTGTTCAGGATGAAGTCGAAACACAGAGACAGGCTACAGAGGCTGTAAAGCGGGCCAAACTTGAGGAAACGGGCGCAACACTGGAAGCGGCGAGAGCAACCCTATCCTCGCCTTCTATTGATTTCTCCTCTATTCCGGGGGACGCAGCCCAAGCGATAAATGTTAAGAGGACCCAGACTGGGCGCAGTACACTTGGCGCTCAAGACACAGTAACCCTTGAGGAACTCAGTGATAACAATGTCTCTCAGGAGGTAATCGACGGTCTGTTACCCTCCTCCGAAGCGGCCACCGTCGAAGATGTGCGTTCTGCTGCCGCGTCTAAAAACATTTTGGTTGAAGACGCTGGCTTTGAGCGCTTTGCCCGCAGAAATACTGGCTCCGCAAACATAGAGAGAATGTCGCCTACTCAGCTTGGCTACATGATCGACGCTATCGAGGGGCTGCCAGCGATACCCGGTGAAACCGCACAGGCACTGCCTGTTATCCAAACACCCGAATTTACAGGCCCTCAGTACAGCGCAACCATATCTCTTGCTAAACGCAAGGGCGAGGAAGGTGTTCTAAAGTCTGAGGTTTCCAAGAACATCGATATGAAACGCGGTGCTCCCACGCAATCCCTGATACAGGCTGGCTTGGATCGTGGCGATCTTGTGCCGCATCCCACAAAAAAGAATAGGTGGGTCAGTAGGCAGTTCTACGAAGAGAGACTTAATAGACCCCGTACACCTCTAGAGAGAGGCGAACAGGTAGAGGCAGAGGCCCGCGCAAGGGAAGAGCAAGCGCAGCCAGAAATGCCAGCCCGTGAGACCCTTGGCCCCGGCATTATCGTAGAAACCACGCGGGAAGAGGGTGATACGCGCTCTATCCCTGAACGTAGCAGGGAATTCCAAGAACGTCTTGGAGAGACCACGCCCACGCCCGAGGCCCTATCCAGACGCGAGGAGATACAGCAATCCCTCACTGATGAGCTTAACAGGTTTGCTGCTAGTCCCGCTGGTAGGGCGGCAAAACTGGATGCCAGCAAGATCGGCGTTGAGATTGTTGATTCAGTAACGACTGGGGCGGGGACAAGGGCAGAGGGCCAGCTACTCGCTGACGCTGACAGCGGTAAGGTAATTATTCAACTAGCTTTGGACACGGCTCAAGAGGGCGCAGCAACTGACGCACAAGTTAAAAATAACCTCAGAGATGTCTTCAATCACGAAGTGGTGCACGCTCTAAAAGCGCTAGGCGTTATCAACGAAGCTGATATGGCATCACTCGTTAAGTACTCAAAGAACGCCCGTATAAAAGGCTCGAAGAAAACGATTTATCAAGAGATCGTAGAGAACTATACGGAAAAGAATGTCGGACGCCAACTCTCTAAAGAAGAGCTTGAAGAAGAGGCGGTTGCCGATGCTTTCCGTTACTGGGCTGCTGGTCAACTCAAGGTCACCGGCAAGCCTAAGAGCATATTCGACCGCATTGTGCGCTTCTTCCGCAGCATTGGTTCCGGCCTAAGCAACGCTGAAATAACATCTGCCGAGCAAATCTTTAATAATCTACGCGCACCGATTGGTGCACGGTCTGCTCCCGTTGCTCCTGCTAACAGAGAAGCCGCAAGACAGGCAGAGGCGGCTGCTGCTGCCGAAGGCATGGATGTGCCAGATGCGCCAATAGATGCGTATGAGGGGAAGTATTCTCTATACCCCGCACAGTTGGATGGTCTGGCGCAAAAAATTATGGGCGTCGAGACTGTGCGAGAAGGGAATATTGTTCGCCGCTTCAGGGCTACCGATCTCCCCGCCGCAGTGAAGCAAAGGCTGCGCTTAAACAAAGAGCAGAAGAAGGCTCTAGATCGACAAAAAGCAGCTATAGACGGCAAGTATTCTTTGGCAAGAAAGCCTATTGATCCAAAAGACCCGGTCTTTTCTTCGCGTGACTCAAAACATGATAACGCAGAAGTAGCGGGTAAAGCGCTACCTCCACGAGGTAAGGCGCGTCGTCTGTCTGTCCTCGACCTCCTGTACAATGACAATCTCCTGCCCCGAACTGGAAGCAGCACTGGGTACGTTGCCCGACTGTTGCAGGAAAGGTCGAGAAAGGTTTTGAGCGGCAAGCCGGTGGCTATCGAATCGGACACAAGCAAGGACGGACTGCTTTCTGATGTGTTCGCTGCTGAGGCTATTGCCGCTCTTGAAGAGACAGGCAACGCGGCGACTTGGTACAGCGAGAAAGTTACGGAAGCCATTGAGGTGGCGTCTCAGTTGTACCCTGAGATAGCGACTGATGCTGATGCCCGTTTTGCTTTTCTGGCAGCCCTCTCGGTAACAAGCCAGAACACTCCGGTTATGGAGAACTCGGTCTATACGTCAGAGGTGTATGAGTATTTCCGTGAGAACCAGCGCTTCCCTGAGGACTTCTCAAAAGGCAAGCACGGCAAGTCTATGGCGAGTAATTTCGCTCTTTTGAACGATCTGTTGGACACTATGGGTCCGCAAGGTGTTCGAGCCTTCTTTGATAAACAGTTTACAGTTAAGCAGTTAAAGGATGCTGGTTTTAAGCCGCCGAGTGGTGAGAACGTAGACACCGTTGTTTACGGGTCTTTTCTGCTTGGCCCCAAAATCGGTCAGGGTTTTTATCAAAACCTGAACGGGAACTTCTCTCCGGTCACTATCGATATGTGGCTGATGCGGACTGTTGGTCGGGCAACTGGTCGATTAATCGGCAAACCTGAAATTGTTGAAAAACAAGCAGACAGGCTGCTAAAGGGGCTTAACGCCGATCCAGAAAAGAGCCGCAACAATTTCTTGATAGCCTCCATTCGGGATGCACAGATTGATGGCGACCTTGACGCTTTGGTCGAGGTAGCTGATGAGCTTCGTCTGGAGCATGACCGTCTCTTTCTGACACCTGAGGTACAAGCACTATTCCGTCAGAAAAAATACAATAAGCCCGAGTGGGCAAAGGCTGCTGAAGCAATCATAACGCAGCAAAACAAGCCTCAGGATGCCCCATCCGGGGGCAACTTCCGAAATGCTGTTCGCCGCATTATGGACAAGACGCGCCAAAAGATGGCCGACAGTGGGTATGACGTAACCAACGCGGACCTTCAGGCTATTCTTTGGTATCCAGAGAAGAATCTGTACAAGAAGTTGGGCGTTCGCACGAAAGATAACCTGAACATTGATTACGCTCAGGCGTTTGAAAGAATTTTAGAAGGAAGGACTGAGTTAGATGCCGAAGGAAATGTTTTACAGCCCGTGGGGAGAGGGGTCGGAACAGAAACCGCCGATGTCACGGGAAGAGCAGAAGAAGATGGTCTCGAACTTGATGAAATTACGTCCGGTGAAGGGGCCGGATCAGACCCCGGAAGACCAAAGTTCTCGTTAGCTCCTCAACGTGAAACCCCGGAGAACACTCTTCTTAACTTTATCAAGCAGAACCCTGAAGGCTTTACCGTCACGATTGACGGTCAGCCCGCCCCTGCTGGCTACGTTGTCGCTCCCGTAAAGGCTGCCGAGATAACTGTTAAGGCTGATGAGCTTAACGCTGACTCGGTGCGCGAATACGCAGAAATCTTGAAGGATGTTGCGGACTCGACAAATCGCGAGACCTACGCTGGTGGGTGGCTAAACTCCGAAGATGGCCTGTACTACCTTGATGCAGTCCATATTTACGATGAGCTTGACACCGCACTCTATATTGCTGATAGTGCAGAACAGCTTGCTATATTTGACCTAAGGACATTCGATGAAGTCAGAACCCCAGAAGGTATCGAACAACTCAAATCGGCTGGAACTTACAGCGATCAAGCCCGGAATGAGCGTGGAAGAGATTCAGACCAAGCTGCTCGAAAGTATGCGGAAATCCGCGCAGACAGAGGTCCGAAATTCAGTCTCTCAAGAGAGCAGTTAACAGAGAGAGACAGCTTCTCTCGGTACAACGAACAGTTCAGTGTACCGATTGATGCCTACGAGGCATCGAGCTTATCTAGAGTAACATCTCCAAGTCCTCACTCCGAGAACGGCTCTCATAGGATTTTGTTTGGCAACAAAGCCTTGACCGTCTTTGTGCCGAAGGGCTTTGACAAGTTTAGTCGTAATCGTGACAAGACCTTTGGTTTCGGCCAAAGGCATATGGTGAAGCACGATGTAGAGGCCTCCAAGCGAACAGGGGGTACCTATAACAGCATAGCTGATCTTGCCACAGCCGCCTTAAATGCATATTGGCCGCTCAGGAATAACTTAGGGGGAAGCCCGTTTAAGGTAACTGAGGTGCAAGGCGCGACGGGCAGTCCTCAGATGAGGATGGAGTGGAAGAACGAAAGCTCTGGATACCCTGCCGTATTTATTTTTGAGCCGTTCTACGTCTCGACCGTTATGCCGGGTGTCGCTCAAAAGAATCCGAATTTAGCAAACACACAGGTCATGTACCTGAAGAACGGTTTTGTTGGCGCTTCTGATGGTAAGAGCAGCAGCCCCGTACCTCAGCCAGCTATTCGAGTAAAAGACCGCACTCGTGAGATGGAAGTTTCTATCCAGCGGGGAATGGCTAACGCTGTCTCCGCACAAGAGAGCGCAAAAGTTGAACGCGAGGTTCTTACACTCAAAAGAAAATATAGCCTGAAGCGCAGTGAGGACAATCTCTCTCCTGACGCTAGAAAGATTTATCAGGATCGTATTTCTACACCAGAAGATCAGACATTCTTTCAGCGGATAATGTCTTCTTTTGATATGAGTGACCCAAGCAAGCGCTCTGTGATGCTCAAGATCAGGCGTAACATAGCTGATAACTATGCTGGTGCTCGTGCGATGGGCAAGAGGGCGCAAGAAATTGCCGATATCAATGCTGAGGCTCAAGTCAATTCAGCAATCGGTCAGCTTGAGAGAAAGCGCGGAGTTGTTGCCGCTGGTTTGAATATAGGCCCGCTTGTAAGGTTTGGCGGTCAAGTCACTGCCATCAATGAGAACATTGTTGAGAACCTTGAGAACGATCAAGCCCGTGCAAAATTCCAAGCTGCGTTTGATCGTTTACAGCAAGAGACGCAGTACATAGAAACTGACCCCGTGACTGGGGAGCAGACTGTTGTTCGCTACGAAAGCACCGCAGACCTCAAAGGTTTAGCGAAAATTTTTGAAGAAATTGAACAAGAAGGTCTTTGGGCTGGTTTTAACTTGTACGCTGCGGCTAAAAGAGCCAACAGGCTCATGACAGAGGGGCGTGAAAAAACCTTTACTCAGGAAGAGATCAATCTCTCACTTGAAGAGGGGGCCAAAAACCCGGCGATTGTGCGGGCGTATCGAAACTACCAGCTTTGGAATAATGCTTTCGTTGGGGTTATGGAAAACTCCGGTGTGATCTCAGGCGAAGCGGCGCAACTGTGGAAAGACAATTCGGACTATCTTCCGTTCTATCGTCAAGCCTTTGAGAATGAAGGTGCCATTTATGACATACCGACCGCTCAGGAAACGGCAAGCGGAGATGTTATCTTCACTCCCGATGGGGCGTCTCCTAACAACAGTGTGCTGCAAAATGTTTATAACATTAAGGCTCCTAAAGAACTGAAGGGTGGCAAGCCGTTTTACTTTGTGATGGTGAATAACGTATCTGACAGTAAGTCCTATACGAACGCCGAGGACGCTGCCACTCGGTTAAACGAACTAAGGAAAATGAACCCGAGGGCAAAGGTTGGTCTAGCAAAGAGCAATCAGCGCATTGACAACCCAATCAACAACATACTCAGAAACTTCGACGCTGGTGTAACATCTGTTCTGACTAACGTGGTCGCGTCACGCGCTGTTCGAGACCTTCAACGTCTTGGTCTTGCCCAGAGAATTCCCACTCCCAATAGAGTGGAGCCGACGCCTGATGTCGTAGGCATTCGTGTTAACGGAGAGACAAAGTACTACAGGGTGCAGGACGAGCTTCTTCTTGCTTCGTTGGGAGCCACTGGCGACTTCCAGATGCCGGGTCTCGACCTCATGGCTGCACCAGCAAACCTCCTTCGTGAATTGATCACGAAAGACCCCGGATTTATGGCAGCAAACATGCTGCGTGACTCTGTGTCCGCTTGGACAACTTCGGGAGTCACCAAGATACCGGGACCCAGCACAGTTGCCGGGTTTGTCAAAACAATTGCAAAAGATGCCAGCGCTGAGGCTTTGGAGGCCTCTGGGGTGGTTGGTGGCTACGATGCAAAGCAGGACAAAGAAGCTGTAAAGCTGTTCAAAAAAATCAACAGGCAGCGAGGACGCGGTGGACTCAGTCCTATAGCTTGGTGGGATAAGTGGGACAAGTTGTCCTTGGCCTCAGACACCGCAACCAGAGTCGCTGTCTACAATCAAATCTTAAAAGACACGGGTGGCAATATAGCCGCAGCCAATACCGAAGCTCTAGATGTTATCAACTTTAGCCGCAAAGGCTCTTCTCATGGCATCCGCTTCTTCTCTGCCGTTGTCCCATTCTTGAACGCTCGTATTCAGGGCCTTGACGTTCTTTATCGTAGTGGGGCGCGAGGCGATGTGGGAACTACATCATCTATGACCAAAGCGCAAAGGCAACGGCGCTTCTTCATGAGGGCATTGGCAATCATATCTATGTCCACCGCGTATGCTATGGCGTCTATGGATGACGAGGACAACGAGTGGTACCAAAACGCTACTGAAGTAGACAAGGATAACTACTGGATTATTCCGCCTACGTGGCTTGGTCTCGACACAACTCCTGACACCCCGGCCCTCAAGATACCCATTCCTTTTGAGGTTGGTGTTCTCTTCAAGGTTGTCCCGGAAAGGATCGTGCGTACCGTTCGTGACGACACGGGAATGTCAGGGAACTGGGGCGCTTTTCAACGCCACTTTATGGGGACATTCGCTATTAACCCGGTTCCTCAATTTATGCTGCCAATCGCAGAAACAGTGGCTAACTTTGATTCCTTCACGGGCAGACCTGTCGTCACCTATTGGGATGAAAAGAGAGAGCCTTATTTATCTAATCCTGATTACGTCTCACCTTTAGCCATTGAGACTTCTAAAGGAATTTCCGAGAAGTTTAACATTCGCGTTCCCGCAGAGAATATCGATCATTTGGTTCGTGGATACACCGGAACCTTAGGCAGCTATGCCCTTATGGCAGCAGATGGCATCATGAGGTCTGCCGCTGGTATGCCTGATAGGCCCGCGAGAAGGCTGGATCAGTATCCTGTCCTCAGCCGTTTCCTACAGGAAGGTCAGGGAACTGGGCCTGTGGAGTCTTTCTTTGATATTTACCAAGAAGTGATGCTTTTCTCTAGTTCAGTTAGCGAATATGAAAATACGGGTAGGCTTGAAGAATTAGATAAATACATTGGACAGAGACAGAATGTGGCTCTCGAAGCAGATTACATCAAGAGTTTGGCTGAATCGTTGAAAGAACTCCGACGCTTTAGAAAACAGGTTTCCACTGACCCTGTGATGAGCGCGGATGACAAAGCGGACTACTTCAAAGAAATACAGACCCAGATGAATGAGATTGTCTCTGAAATAACCAAAGACAAAGAGAGAATAATTCGGAGGACTGACTAATGGACATTGAAGAGTTAAGGGTTGAACTCGAAGAAGATGAGGGAATAAAATACGAAATATATAACGATCACCTTGGTTACCCCACTTTTGGCGTAGGCCATCTGGTTAAAGACGACGACCCGGAGCATGGTATGCCGGTTGGCACTCCAGTAGACGAGGGAAGGGTTGCTGAGGCGTTCGAGCAAGACATAGAGACAGTATTGGAAGATTGTTGTAGGCTGTACTCTGATTTTGACGACCTCCCCGAAGAGGTGCAAAAAATCGTAGCCAATATGATGTTTAACCTTGGCTACCCAAGGCTTAGTGCATTTCGGGGAATGAAGGCTGGCGTTGATGCCAGAGATTGGCATAGGGCTGCTAACGAGATGGTAGATAGTCGCTGGTACAATCAAGTTCCTAATCGCGCAAAGCGGTTAGTAAACAGAATGAGGAGTGTCTGATATGAAGTTCGTAAGAAAAATTCGTTCTTGGATCATTAACCGCGTCTTAGAGATCACAACGTGGGGCGGTATCGGATTGGTTCTGGTCTCCGTTGCCGTAATTATGGATTCATCATTTATTCTGGCAGCATTGGCCGCCGCGTGTGGTGTAATCTCCATCATCGGGCGCGAGAATAAATAGCCAAAATAGGAGGGGAATATGCCTTTCGCTATGAGTTTGACAGGCGGAGAGGTGGTTATTATTTCTCTGCTACTGCTAACCTTGTTTGCATTGTTTAGAAAATGATTGGTTTAATCAGCGCTGTCCTTCCCTCTGTCATGGATGTGGCGGGGAGATTTCTCCCAGAGGACAAAGAAAAACGAGCAGCGGCGGAGCGAGAAATTGAGGCACAGCTAACAACTCACCTCGCAAAGATCGACCTCGCTCAGTTGGACATCAACAAGACGGAGGCGGCTCACCGTTCAATTTTCGTGGCCGGTTGGCGACCATTCATCGGTTGGTCATGCGGTCTGGCGATGTGCCTTAATTTCCTCATATTTCCGCTTGCCTCCTTTGTTCTCGCGCAAACTGGTCATCTGGTGGAATTACCTAATTTAGACATGACCCAGATGATGCCTGTTTTGATGGGAATGCTCGGGTTGGGGGGCCTCAGAACCGTGGAAAAGATTAAAAAAATTACTAAATAGTCAGGTTAAAAATAACCTATGAGCGCTCTATTTATCGAACGGCTGTTGCAGCCTTTGTACAGACGGTTCTCGCTGTGGGGAGATTTCGCAACTCAGCCGACGCATCTCTATCGTGGGACGAAGGACCTCGAAAATAATTTCGATGTCATCCGCGCTGAGTATGACCAGATAATCAAGCGATATGATGATTTCGCGCCGTTTCAAGAAATATCCCCTCACCAGACGTACATATCTAATGACGACAAATGGCGTCTATTCTTTTTGAAGGGGGCGGGGCTTTGGTTTCCTAGAAACTGCGAACAGATGCCCAATACGGCTAAGATAATTAAACGCAATAAAGAGATCGTAAGCGCTTACATATCTGTTCTGGGACCGCGAAAGAAGCTAGAGCCTCATGCTGGACCGTATTCCGGTGTGCTTAGGCTTCATCTTGCGCTTGATATACCGCACCAACAGAGGTGCTATATCGATGTGAAAGACGAGAGGCTTCACTGGAGCGAGGGAAAGTGCATCATGTTCGATGACACATATATACATTCAGCAGTCAATAATACTGACAAGCTCAGGTCTGTTTTGTTCATCGATATAGTGCGGCCTCTACCATTTCCATTGCATGTGATAAACTTGGCAGTGATCAGAATGGCTCGTTTGTTTTCGTATGTGCGGATACCCTTAGCGAACCACAAGAAGTGGCAGAAAGTCTTTTACGATGGCTAGAAATTACAAGAAAGAATACAAGAAGTATCACTCTAAGCCCGACCAGAGAGCCAACCGAAGTTCTCGAAACAAAGCTCGTCGGAAGATGGTTAGCTCTGGCCGGATTAAAAAGAGCGATAAGCGAGATGTCGATCACAGGGACGGCAACCCGCGCAATAATTCATTGAAAAACTTGCGCGCCCGTCCGAAGAAAACGAACAGGTCACGCAAGAAATAGTCAGGCGGCTATCGTGAGTTTTGACACAGCGTTGTTTAGGTAGTCGGGCGAGAACTTAGCGTAGACCTTTTCCGTTATCCGACTGTCTTTGTGACCCAGCAGCTTTGCCACCTCAATAATTGGTACCCCATCGCGCACAAGGTTCGTCGCAACAGAATGACGAAGAACGTGTGGGGTCACGCCTTCCAAGCCGCAATCCTCAAGAATGTTCGCCCACGCCTTTCGCATATCACGAATGCGTCTGCCGTTGTTGGAGATGACATACATACTATCACGGTCTATCCCCGACAGGAGCGTATGCATCTCTGACGAAATCGGTATCACTGCGCGGTTCTTGCGTCTGTTTCTACGGTCGTGCTTGTCCCTGAAGTCGATCACCCCTTCCTTCCAGATCACTTGAGGCCACTGAAGAGACAGGATTGCCTCCTTGCGCTGCCCGGTGAGCAGGGCGATAGCGACAAAAAGAAAGACATGCGGGTACCTTTTTGAGGCTTCTAGGAATCGAAGACACTCCTCCTTATCAAGCCACATCTTCCTTGGCTCAGGCTCAGGTAGTCTTTTGATAACAATTACGCGGTCAATTATTCCTTCCGCGTTTGCCCATCTCAGTGCTGCGCTCAATACACCCAACTCTCGATTGACTGTACCGGCACTGGCGTCTCTCTTCTTGGTGTAAGCGGAGACATGCTTGCCGCTTAATTTGTGGATTGGAATGTCTCCGAAGTGAGGGGCTAACCTCTTCCAAGCGATAGATGCTCGTTTGTGGTCGATAGCTACATGATCAACATGATCAGAAATATACCTATTTACGACCTGCTCCACTGATGTTATTTTCATGTCGTGCGATTTCCTTTCAAATCGTATGTCACCTCATGACTTTGGGGAGGCGTCTAGTCAACGCCTCCCCTTTATCTTGTGAACGTCGATCTCATATCCCAGTTCACTGAACCATTTTTCGACTGTGCTAAAGGCAACATTCGTCTTGCCATTTTCAAAATTAGCTATTGTGCTGGCGCTAGTGCCTGTAAGAGAAGCAAGAACCTCTCTCGACAAAGGGGCTTCTTTTCGCAGAACCTGAAGTTCTGTGCAAAGCCAGTGGATGTTCATTTCTTTTCGCTTTCTTCTTCTTCAACGTAACGCTCTGCTGCCTCCCTCACCACAGAGGCTGCTGTAACATTTTGCTTGGAGGCGATATCCCTAATCCGATTTATGAGACGGAAGGGAAAAACAATGTTCCAAGTCTTACTTGGTTCCGTCATTCGACGAGGTCGGTTCAGTTGTCCCGCCATTGTCTGCCTCCATAATCTTTTCATATATGTCCTCAGCTACTGCTGCATACCCAGCTATATCAATGTGTGAGTCAAGTTTGGGTCTATTCATGCACCGGGCAACTTTTACCAAGCCCATCATCATTGCAACATCGTAGGCAGTTAGAGGTTTGCCAGACCACTCTCTTCCGGTAATCCATGTATTCCACAGATTAGCTATGCGGGTATGATTAACGAGGGAATCCCCGTAATCTTTGTGCCTGTCTCCGCATACGTTTTCTATTGCGCCCTCAAGCACATCTAATTTCTTTTCATGCATAGTTACCTCTGCTTTCAAATTCACCGAGAAGTTCTGTCCATAATTTCTGTGCGGTTTTGTTAGACGAAAGTTCTATGCGACTGTGTATGCCGCAATGTTGACGCACAGCCATTGCAGCGGCCTCTTCGTTTTTCTCAAAAATCAAACCTTGATCAAACAACCAATCTTGGAATGAATCCTCCCGGCAAAGCATACCGGCTTGATTGACGATCTTGTTAGCCTCTCGCACACTGGGTGGCGTGATGATTGTATCGTCGTCGTCCAGTCGCGCCATGCCAACCATATACCGAGAACCAATCGGATCAGACATGAGGTCTGGGGGAACATCGTTTGGGTGAACAACAAGCGTTATAGCTATGCCGTCTTTGGTTTGGCGAAGAGCGGTCTTTATGGCTTCAAGTCCGTAGCTTCGCTCTTGAATTGTTTTATCCATTCTTCTGGGTCAACTCCTTGCAAAGCCCACCACCTTTTCTCGTTGCCGTGCATGTGAAGTTCTTTGTGGTGCATATCGCACAGAGGAACAGTCATATCGTCAGGCACTTTTAGAGACATCGCGGCGGGCGCTGTGAAGGTTACGTGATGAGCGACAGTGTAGGGAGAGCCACACACTAAGCATGGTCTCTCCCTGACTGAGGCCAGCCATTTCTTAGAACGGAATCTCGTCGTCGAGATCATCGTTTTGAACCTCCGGTTCAGGCGTTGGTTTCTTGTACGGCTCCTGTAGCCAGACCGAAAGATACTGACCGCTTTTGCCCTGCCAGACCTTCCCGGCAATCTCAAGTTTCGCAACCTGCTGACCTTCTGTTTGCCTTCTTTTAGACATCCCTGTCTCTTTGTTTTTGAAGGCCTCAACGAGGTACCGTGCCGCATCTTTGGTGATCTCAATATCACCGCTGATATCAGGCTGCTTCTCGTTGTGGTTGTCAGCGTGGCTGATGTTGATCGACATGGAGTCGATTTTGCGTTGATTGCGGAAGATATTACCGCCGCCGAAATTAGACTTCGCCATTAATTTTCTCCTTCTTCGTATGAATATACCTCACCGCTCTGCGCGGCTTTCTTTGCTTCCTTAAAGAACCCCATAACTCGCTTGTGAATTTCTGGAGCACTCTCTGCGATCATTCCAATCGCGTCCTTGTTGTGCTTGTAGAAGGCCTCGACGGCTTTAACGCACTCGTCGTTAGTGTCGTAGACAGGCTCACCGGAGAAACCTTCCTCGGGATTAGCACCGGCCCGATCACCAAGTGACGGCATGAACGTCGAGAAAACCTTCTCAACAATGTCGAACGCATCGCTATCGCCGTTGATCGTGGCGAACTGTTCGCCCTCCTCCATCTCAACAATATCAGCATGATGGTCGAGCATCTTTCCTCGGAAACCATCTGTTGATGGGTTAATTTTAACCTCTGGCTCCTCTTTCTTAACCTTCTTCGGTTTAGCCTTGGGCTTCTCTTCGATCTTCTCTTCGATCTCTTCCGGCTCTTCCTCAGCAATCAACTCGTCGGCTGCGCCTTCGTAAAGGAGCAAACCAAACCCGTGGTAAGCAATCGTTTTCACAAGCCCTCTCTGTAAGGCTGTGTTGACTGCCATCGGATCGGGTGTCTGCACCGCCTTGTTGCGGTAATCTAGAACCGGAAAGGTCTCGGTTATTGAATCGCCATCAATCGTGACGGTGACCTTAACGTATGCAAAACCCTTCTTGTCCATCGCGTAGGGTATGGAATAACTCGGCTCCCCCACTGTAAACCAATGCTTTTCAAAAGAAGCATCTGGGTGCCTCTTTTTGATCTGGGACCAAGCATATGACCACTTTAAATAGTCAAACCCATTCTTCTTTTCGATCTTGTCCGCAGGGATTTTAGCCTCAAAGAGGCTCTCAAAATTACCCTTCTTGGTTGTCATCTTTTACCTCATGCCATTGGTTGCACCATTGATTGACCCGGCAATAGTTGTTCGCACATCTGGTGAACTCACCGGGCCTCTTTTCCACTCGCCGGGTGTCATCCTCGGCGGCGAAACTCTGGGCGTCGTCTTCATTATCGAAGACCCGCAACGCCCTTTTATTCTTACCTTTGTGGACTGCCCATTTGGTGGGACGCGCCCATCTCTCTGCATCAGAGCAGTCGGGCAGCCCGTTGAACTCTTTCTCAAGTTCTGCTCTCGAATGCTCACGAACCCGACCTTGAACGTAGGCGTCCTGTTCAGGCTCTGACCATAAAGGAACATCGATCTCGACAATCGGTGCAGCAGGATAATCTTCTCGCCTGTCGGCGTCGGCTTTGCGCCAGTCTCGTAATACCCCGATAACTGACGCAGAACGAACGCGCAGACCCTTGGCGTGGCGAACCAGATAGGCATAGACGTTTAGCTGCCGCTCCCAATCTGAGTGGTCCGACATCATCGCCTTGTATACGGAGGTGGATTTGAAATCTTTGAGATCGACCTCGTCGTCGTCTTCGTACTGGAGATCAATCTGCCCGGAGATCAAGGTGCCATCTACGTCGTGCTCAAGTCTCTCCTCTGCGACGTAGCTGTTGCTGGCAGCGTTCTCGAACACGGTGTGGATAGCAGTACCCATCACGCGGTAGACGAGTTCCGATACGTCCTCGGTTATTTCGTGTCCGTGCTCTTGCCGCAGTTGTGAAATTCTGGGAGAATCGATCAGCGTCGTGACACGGGTGCCTTCGACTACCTCTCCTTTTTCAAACTCAGTGAGCGCTTTCACCACTGGGTCTGGTAAACCAGTCTTATTTGTGTACCTCATGTGAGCGAACATACAGAGGGAAATAACTAATGGCAATAGATTTATTAGATACCGATAAATTGTGGCTCACGGATTGGTTATTTAGTTGTGAGATTTTAGGTGAGCCAGCCAGTAAGGCTAACTCCCGCAAGATTGTTAAGTTTGGAAACAGGCCAGCTTCGATCAAGTCTGACAAGGCGAGGGCCTACGAGAAAACATTTGCCAGTCAATGCAGGGTTCTAGATGAATTGATCGAAGATGATGTCTTGCTCTGGTGCAAAATTTGGTACGCCTCCCGCCGACCTGATCTTGATGAAAGCCTGATCATGGATTTGTTGCAGGACCGCGCAATCAAGAACGACCGGCAGATTAAAGCGAAGGTTGTTTTACATGCTCTGGACAAGGAAAACCCACGAGCAGAAATAAGGTTGGCGAAAATTCCTGTTTGACGATTTGTTAAACCACCACTATGACAGAAGTGGAGGTGACAAAATGACTGACTTACAAGACACACTGCGCGGTAGATACGCGCATCGATCTATCGGGCAATACAGAGACACCTGTCCTGTCTGCTCACACACCCGAAGAAAATCCAATCAAAAGCAAAAAGTCTTGTCCATCAAGGTGACAGAGGACGGCGTCCGCTGGCTCTGCCACCATTGTGGTGAGAACGGAGGAACAGACAGAGTGGAAAAAACAGCAGAGATTAAAAAGTTTACGCCGCCAAAACAGAAAATAGAGGATGACGCCGTTGACTACCTTAGGTCACGCGGACTGTCTGACAAGGTAATCGCCTCGGGGCGAGTTGTCTCTGCCACGAAGTGGTTACGCAAAGCGAACGCAGAGGTGCCGGTGGTTGGCTTCCCATACGTTGATCCAAATACCGATAACATTTACGCGGTCAAATATCGTGGGATCGATATCAAGGATCACATTCAAGAGGGCAGCGCGACCAGCTTCTATGGCGTCGAGCGTATCGTTGATGAAGAGCCGATAGTTATCGTGGAGGGGGAGATTGATTGCCTCAGCGCGAGAGAGGCTGGGGTGCGGAACGCAATTAGCGTCCCGAATGGCGCTCCCGTCAAGGTCAGTGACGGGACAGTCGATCCATCGGAGGACCGGAAGTTCAACTACGTGTGGCAAGCACATGAGAAGTTGAAGAAGGCTGAGAAGATCGTCATCGCTGTAGATGGTGATGCTCCGGGCAAGGCCCTCGCGGAAGAACTGGCGAGACGCATAGGCAAGTCCAAGTGCTGGACCGTCGAGTTTCCTGACGATTGCAAAGACGCTAACGATGTTCTGCTGCGGCACGGCAAGGCAGAACTCCGCAACATGATTGATGCGGCAACTCCTTGGCCGATAGCCGGACTGTATGACACCGACCACTACGCTGATGCGGTGAAACATCTCTACCAGAACGGTGCTGGCAAGGGACTGACCACTGGCTTCGCTTGTGTAGATGAACTTTTCACGATTAAGAGCGGGATGCTTCACATCGTGACCGGTGTTCCGTCGATGGGTAAATCAGAGTTTGTTGATCAAATCTTATTCAACCTCGCTGCAACCTACGATTGGAAACACGCAATTTGCAGCTTTGAAAACCCGCCGCACATGCACATCGCTAAATTTCTTGAGAAGAAGCTGCGGAAGCCATTTCACATTGGGCCGACGCAGCGCATGTCAGAGGACGAGATGGAAGACGCGATGGATTGGCTTCGGGATCACTTCATCTTCATGGAGCAGAGCGACGGCACTTCGGCAACCATCGATGATATTCTGGAGCGGGCATCGGCAGCGGTAGCCCGCATGGGTGTTCGCACATTAACTATTGATCCGTACAATTATATGGAGATGGGGCTGGGGTCTAAGAGCGAGACAAACCTGATCAGCGAGATGCTGACAAAGGTTCGGAACTGGGCGGCGGCCCACGATGTCGCCGTGTTCTTTGTCGCTCATCCGTCGAAATTGTATCGACAGAACGATGGGAACTATCCGGTTCCCAAGGGATACGACATTTCATCCTCAGCAAGTTGGTTTGCAAAGGCGGATGTCGGTTTGACGGTTCACCGGAACTTTGACCGGGAGACCGTGGAGGTTCATGTGTGGAAGGTTCGCTTCAAGCACCTTGGAAAGCAGGGGGTGTCTGAACTGACATATGATGTCATCACGGGGACCTACCAAGAAGTCCACGAGGATTGGGACGTTGAAATTTAGGAGGGGGATTGCTCCCCCTCCCTTCGATTAGTTGTCAGGCTTCGCTTCTGCTGGGATGCAATTTGCGTCCTGATGCATCGGCACATGGTTCACCTCGCCAGTGACGTTATTGACCAACGCTTTGGCTTTGTATGACCTACCGTTCTCGTCAATCAAGGTGATCGGGACTTCAACGATCATCTTGCTTTGGCTCCGGGGCTGTTCCATTAGAACCTCCATTAGATCGGATGTGCGCCTGTTTGATCAGAAACTGAATCTGAGACGATACGTTCCTGACCTCTTTGTCGCACATATCCCTCAGAATTCCGTGAAGATCATCGGGAAGATTGATGTGTAGTCTCTGCATTTAAGTTCTCCTTTCTACGGGCCACCTCAGCGACCTTTTGTTTCCAGATGTTTTTAACCTCTGGGTCTGTTGCTTCAGCCTGTGCGCGGCATAAGCTCTCGATTACTTCGTCAGCGATAACTCCAATTCTCTTCATCAGTTAGTTCCCCAAAAAAGTGTCGTTGCGATAACGATACCAACCACTGGTAAGGTTAAAGTTAACCCGACAATGGTTGTGACAACTTCGCCTTTAGTGTCTAAGTTGCTGGTTGATGTCCCAACAAAAAAGACAAAAAGACTAAGTGTCACAATCGCGCCCAACAAATAACATAGGTGCCATGTCATGTCACTCTCCCATTCTGTCTATGGCCCGTGTCTCGGGCGTTTCTAGATCAACGGCTTTCACCGCTCTTTCGGTTTTGCAGTCGTCGCAATACCAAAAGTCTGTTGTGTCTTGAGTCATGATGTACTCGTCAAGACCGCCGCATTTGCGGCATCTTTTGAATTTCTCCATATGTCACCTCCTGTGAGTTAGCGTGTAGTCTTTCGTAATGACGCCCAGTTTGGGGTCGCCTCGCAGATGGGAAGAAACCCAAACGCGCTTTCCGCTCTTTCGGTAACGCCGCCAGTGACCGCGCACACTGTGTTGACGGCGACTGCTCTCATTCATGCCACCAAAACCATTTGGCATGACCGTGACCCCATGAAATTTTGGCAGGTCAATGGATACTTCAATGTGAGAATTGCCACGATGGAACTTGCCATGACGGTAGCGGCGCTTGCTGCCAGCTTCTTTCTGCTCCTTTACAATCCAGTCGTAGTTCAGCATCGCAAAAACGGTGATCAAAAACCGGGAGTCACCGTTGGTCATGTCAGACCCAACAGCCCTTAATGACTTGGCAACTTCTGAGTCCCACTGACCGCTTTGTGTATTAACAAAAAGGTCAACGCCCGGACCTTGAATAAGGCGAAGATGGTTGCATAGCGTATTGAGCGCGTGGTCTGTTTCGGTAGGCAGAGAGTTCAGATTCCTCCTGCACCACCAGTCCCCAAGCGACTCAATTACGGCGGCGCAGTCTGCTTTTCGAGTTAACTCGACTTGCTCGTCAGACAGTTTAGCTGGCGACAAGGAGAAAAAATCAGCCAGAAAATCTCTGTGATTTTCTAAAGAGAACCCAGACCCTTTCTCCTCGTCGAACTTCGCGAAATAAAGCGCAAGAGGCGACGTAAATACTTTGCCGCTAAGTCCCCCGTGCAGATCATCAAAGTTAGCAAACGGCGTCCCTATGAAGGCCTCGCCTTCATAGCCCGTGTGAGGGGCCTCTTCAAAAAGGTAGCCTACGCTCGGAGGAATGTTGTGCCAATCAACCTTCGATGTCTCACCAATCTCAGGACAAACCCTTTCGAGCGTCTTCTGTCGAGCAACTTCGTTCCATTCGATCCACATGAGATCGTTGGGGGGGGACATGAACTTGTATTGATCAACTAATTCTTCCCCGTCAGCCCGCATCGACGCCTCCATTGCGAAGTCCACAAAATCGTCGTCGAGAACGTAACGGGTAGCCAGCCTCATATCTTTACGCATACTGGAGATTCTTTGTTGGCGCTGCCGCCTGAACTGGGTAGTCTCCGGCGAGAGGCCTTTCATATAAAAACCGCGCTTAGGATTATTAAGCGCGGCGATAACATCGTCAGCAAAACTATATCGCTCAGTCATAGCGATCTCCTTTCATTTTGTTAGGCAGGTTCGTCGTCACACCCTTCGTCTATTTCGCCCTCAGTTAACGGAACATAAAATTCACCATCACAAAGTTCTTCTAGACGTATCTCTCTTATGTCGGCCTCTGTGACCCAATCTTCTTGAGCAACGTCAGAAGAGCAACCCGGACAGGTCAGCATTGACCAGTCAAGATGGTACACCTCGATCTCTACTTCGAGGCACTCAGGACAATGCAATATGTGAATGTCACGTTCGTCACCGGCATTGATATACACGGCACAGATCGGGCTACCTGATTTTGTCTCACCGGCTGGCTTCACTTTCCAGCCGCGCTTGCACAAGTCATTGACAACATCAACGCTGTCGGCGTCGAAGAATTTCAAGTACGTTAGATTGCCCATCTTTTATCTCCTTTCTAATTTCTCCAGATGATTTGCATTCATCGCATTGGACAATTTGCTTGCGAAATTTGTCACGCAAAAATCCATTTCCCTTGCAGACTGGGCATACGATACTATCACGCATCTACTTCTCCAAACATTGACGGGTTAATTTTAACCCCAAGCGGGGATGCAGGGGTTGCCCCCTACATCTCCACCTTGAGGAACGTGCCGAAAGGCTCCTGCCCCTCGAACGGATCAACACCAGTCGATGCCCACAACACCGGGAAGTGCGTCTCGTCCTGCACCTCCTTGGAAAGGCTGGCGTACCCATCCGTGAAGTAGATCAGTGCCGTGGGATCGATACCCTCCTGCTGTAGCAGCTTGAAGGGTGGCTCGAACCGTGTGCCACCGCCCGACTTGTTCTCGACCACGATGTCGCTGTAGTCGTCGAACTCGTCGTACATCTCACCGCCAACGGTGCGCTGGATCGACCAGTCGCAGTAGATCACGACCACTCGGTCAGGCTTGATCACATCGCGCAGACTATCGATCTCGTCCGCGAAACGCTGCGCCTCTTTGGCAGAGACGCTGCCGCTGGTGTCGATGGCGAAGACAAGGTCGCCACCGCTGACACCCTCGGTCGAGGGGAAGTACTGGCCCCCGCCAATGAAGCGGCGGTTGGGACGAGCCAGCGTTGCCTCCTCACCGAAGCTGCTGGACAGGAAGTCGGCGAGAGCCTCTCGCCAGTCCACGGTAGCAGCCTTGGCAGCATCCAGCACACCATCGCTGATGTTGACGCTGCCGGAGCCGGTGACCTTCTCGACCTCAGCGGCCACGATGATGTTCCTGCGAACTTCCTCGAAAGCCTCTTCAAGATCGTCGCCGGTCAGGCGGTTGCCACCATCGTCGGTCTGATCCCAGACCTCACCGGCATGAGACGGAGCCTTGGGAGCACCAGAAGGCGCACCCTGATCGCCATCGCCACCGCTGGGGGCATCGCCACCCTCGGACGGCTCACCCTCACCACCAGCGCTCTGAGGGGTACTCTGGGGCTGTTCTGAACCGGACAGAGCCTTGGTGATCTGCTTGGCAGACATGCCCCGGAATTTATGGGCGAGCAGCGCCCCCTCCGGCAGTGCGAGACCAGCGTCGAAGACCACAAGATTGACGGCATAATCACACGCCTGATTCCACAGGTCAGGGTCGATGTCGCCACGCAACAGGGGATGCATGAACGTGACATGCAGCCCCTCATGCAGGACGACCGCCTCCAGTTCTGCGTCGGTGGTGTTCTGCACGAACGTGCGGTTCCAGAACATGGACTTGCCATCGGTCGCCATCGTGTCGGTGCGGGTGGTCTCGACCAACGGAAGGCCGAAGACCTGAGCAGCGTAGCCGGGAGCCTTGCTGCCCAGTCGAGAACGGGCGCGTACCAAGCGCCCGAACTCGGGATCAATGATTGACTTGTACATAGTTATTCCTCCTAGTTGAAGACAGAAGAGAGATTGTCGGCCAGCTTGGTGGCCTTGGCGGCAACGACCGCCCGGTCTTCGTCATCCTCGCGCAGGGTCTCACCCGTGCGATTACCGATCACCGCCATTATGTCGCTGGCAGCCTGATCCAGCCGTGCGTCACCCTCGACGTTGAGAGCGCGAACCACCGGCACCAACTCACGCAGCCGGTTGACCGTGCTGTCACGGAACGCCGTCGCCCGTTTGTTCTCCGGGTCATACTCAGAGAGACTGTCGGCAAAGTGGCGCAGCGTGGTCAGCACTGTGTCGCGGGTGTGCGTGGCGACCTCTTCGAGGCGCTTGTTTGCACGGCCCTCGACCTCCGCCTTGAGTGCATCCACAAATTCCTTGGATGCTGACACGCGGATGTCGTCGCTGTCCGGTATCACATCAAGCTCACGGTCGAACGAATACCGCTCGGCCACGATGATTGCAGCGTTTGCGTCATCGTCGTTTCCTCCGGCGTAGTCGTCAGCCGACCACAGGTTGGGGTTCTCATCACGCGCACGCTCGATGGCGGCGGGTAGTTCATCCCGCAAATCCTCCAGCGCAGCGTCGAACCGAGACCGGAACTCCCCAAGATTGCGGAGAACCTTCTCGTTCAGCGCGTTGGGCAGGATGTACCAGCCCTTGTCGTCCCACGTTGGGAGACCACCCGTGATGAACTCGCCATCGATAGGGCCAGCGCTGTCACCACGCAGATAGTTACGCGCAGCGCCCAGTATCTTCTTGGGAGCCTTGAGAACCTCGGGATCGACCAGCCGCTTGGACCCGGAGACCCAGTCGGATGTGGTGTCGAAGTGTGAAGCCGCACCCTCGGCGATTGCCTTGTCGGTGCGGATACCTCGCCATGTGGAACCAACCACGCGAACGAGAACGGCTTTTTCAGATAGTGCAGTCATGTCATACCTCATAT